GCGTCTGCGGTGCCTCGTCGAGCAGCCTCGGCAGCGCGGCGTCAAGCTGGCGGGCGATGCTGGCGCGGATCTCCGCGATGGGCGTGCTCACCAGGGAAGTCCATTCGGATCGTCGGGCGTGGGCGTCTCGTCCTCGACAGCGCGCTCGGCGTCGGCCAGGCGCGCCTGCAGGTCGTCGTGCAGGATCGGTCGCGGGCGGAAGGGCACGACGTTGGTGTTCTCGGACTCGTACAGGTCGCCGTACATCTCGCGCTCCGGGTGCCAGGCCAGCGGGATCAACGTGCCACGCCCGCGGTCGGCGGCCAGGTCGCGGGCCTTGAGCACGGCGATGGTCGCCGTGTGATCCTCGGCGTCGCGGTCGTGGTAGTCAGCGCGGTCGAGGCCCAGGACGATGTCGGCATCCTGCTCGAGGTCGCCGCTCTCGCGCAGGTCGCTCAGGTCGGGCATCTTGCTGGCGCGCTTGAGCACCTCGCGGCTGACCTGCGCGGGCGCCAGGACGGTCGTCTGCAGCGCCTCGGCCATGTCCTTCAGGTTGTGGCTGGCCAGGCTCACGTTTTCGTAACGGTTTGACCGCTGTGAGACCTGATCACGTAAGAGTTGGACGTAGTCGACGACGATCAGCGACAGCGCCTGACCCATCTGGTCGGCCCACCGCTGCGCTCGACGGCGGATCTCCTCGACGGTCCGCGAGGTGGTGTCCCAGCGCAGCGGTAGCTGCCGTAGCTCGAGGCCCGCCTTCTGGATGGCCTGGTATTCGCCGTCGCTGACGTTGCCACGCCCTAGCTCGTGGCGGGGCACGCCCGTGCGCATCACCAGCGCCCGGTGCATGAGCTTCAGGCGGCTCATCTCGAGGCTGGCGTAGTAGACCAGGCCCTCGTGCGCGGCCACGTTCAGCGCGATCTGCTGGGCGATGATGCTCTTGCCGACGCTGGTGCGGGCGGCCAGGTAGATCAGGTCGCCGGGCTTCATGCCCATCAGCGTCCGATCCAGCTTGCGGAAGCCCGTCTTGGCGCCCGACATGTACTCGCCCTTGCTGTGATCCCAGGTCCGCCAGGCCTCACGGTCTTGGACCAGCGTGGCCATGACGTGGTCGGTCGCGGCGCTCATGTCGACACCGTCATCCTCGACGGCGCGCAGGCTCAGCTTGGCCAGGCGGCGCTCCATCTCGGCGTGCAGCGCCAGCGGGTCTTTATCGCCCCGCCAGGCCGCCTGGGCGAGGTTCTGCGCCAGCGCGATCAGCCGCCGCAGCATCGCGTCGCGGACCACGATCTTGGCGTAGTGGACGATGTGCGCGCTCGAGGGCGTGGCCAGGTTGATCTCGCTCAGGTACAGCAGCCCGCCCGCCTGCTCGTAACTGCCGTGCTGGTGCAGTCGATCCGCCAGCAGGTGGTAGTCGATGGGCTGGTTGTCGGCCTCGATGGCCTGCATCGCCTTCCAGATGGCCTGGTGGCGCGGGCTGTAGAAGTCTTTGGCGTCGAGCAGGTCGACGATCTCGCGGACCGCCGCGGGTCGCTTCAGGATGGCGCCGAAGACGGCCCGCTCGGACTCGTCGTCGTGCGGCGGTTGCGTACTGTCGCGGCCCGCATCCTCCTCTGGCTCGGGCTCTGGCTCGGCGTAGGCGACGCCGTTGGCGACCACCTCGGGCGCCTCGGTCACGAGGCCACGCCCAGCGCCGCCAGGTAGGGCTTGAGGTCGTCGAGGTTCGGGTCGTCGAACCACTTGTCGGGGTGATCATGCTTCCAGCGGTCGATGGCGATCTCGATGGGCCTGGGTGGGTCGATCTCGTCGATGCTGGTCAGCTTCAGCGGCTTGGGCTCGGCACTCACCGCAGGACGATACGGTGCCTTGGCGCGCTCGAGGCGGGCCTGCTCGGTGGCCATACGGGCGGTGTGCTCGGCCAGCCGCAAGGCGTGTAGCTCGGCTTCGCGCTCGGGCTTGATCAGCCAGTTCATGACCATGCGGTAGTGGTCGGTGTAGATGCCCTTGCCCGCGGCGTAGTTGAGCGCCATCGCGATCTGGTTGGTCACCATCGCCGCGCCCAGGATACGGTCGTAGCGAGCGTGGACCTTCGCGGTTTCCTCAGCCGACAGACTTAATTCCCTACGTGGAGTAGTACGTGGAGTACTAGTACTGGGACTAGGGGAACTAACCCGCGCCTGCGTGCGCGCACGCGAGGAATCAACCCCTACTTGATCGTGATCAACCCCTACTTGATGCCCGTCAAGCTGTGGTTGATGCCACGGCAACCGCCAGGTCAGGACGCCGCCGCGCTTGACGCGCTCGAGGAACCCGGCTGCGATGGCTGGCTGGATGGCCTGCGACAGCGCCTGCGGCGTGATGCCCATCAGCCCGGCGACCTCAGCCTGGCTGATGGTGACGACGCCCTTGGCCGCGTAAGCCGCCATGATGCTCAGGCCGACCTTGGCGTTACACGCCAACCGCGAGTCGGTCAGGATTGACAGCGGGACCACCGCGCTGGTTGGGCTATCCATGCAGCGCCTGCCACTGCGTCCAGACCCACGTCAGGCGCCAGGTCATTTCAGTCGGCAGTGCCGATAGCGACACGCGCTCGATCAGGCGGTGCGCCTCCGCATCATCCAGCACGCGCACGAGCACGTCGAAGCGCCACATCAGCCGATTGGCAAGCTCGCGTTCGCTGATGACCATCTCGCCCTGCGGTGTGACGACGGTCGACATCGTCAGCAGCAAGACCGTCACGCGTGGCTCGAGACGACGCAGCCACTGCGACCGCAGCAGCCAGGTCGGCATCGTCGCCCAGTCCGCGCCGTGCTCCTCGCGAGCCTCGGCCGCTAGACGCCGGGCCTCGGCGGGCCACGGGTGGTTATCGCCACTGCTTGTGTGGCCCGCGCCGTCGACCACAACATCTTGTGCGTTTACGTTGTGATTGCTTGCACCCGATGGCGGGTGCTGTAGACTTGGCACAGTTCTTTTCCTTTCGGAAAGCCGTCACCTTGGTCTTGCCAGGACGTTGGGGTGGCGGTTTTTCTTTGTCTTCAGTTCGGCGGACTGGCTGCTCGAGCAGTCCTTCCAGCGACGGTGACCGTTGGCCCGCAGATCACGTCGCGCTCGAGCGCCAGGGACAATCCGCTCAGGGTAACGCCGCCAAGGCAGGCCGACTCAAGGCCTCCCGGCGTCACAATGTGGGCTCAGTCAGGCCATTCGTAGCGCCACGTCTTGCCGCACGCCCGGCAGCGGTAATCGTCGCAGCAGCCCTCGCGGCAGCGGCCAGTCTGCTCCGGGTCCATTGCCTCGCAGCAGCGGCTGGGCAGCACCGACGGCCGCGGGCGGGCCAGCTTGGCATCGCCCCAGACGAAGCTGCCACCGTGCGTCTCCCACGGCCAGGCGAACTCAGCCATGTGGGCGGTAGATCAGCGAGACGTACACGGGCACGCGCCGGGCGTGCGCCGACGGCCGGGTGCTGATGATCGTGCGGTCGGTGCGCCTGATCAGCCGCTGCTTGACGCCCGCGCTCCACAGGCCGCCCATGACGTTCGGGTGCGCCTCTGGCGGCAGCGGTGGCAGGACCGCCTGCAGGTCGTCGGCAGTCACCTCGGCCTGCGTCCGGGCAAGCTGGTAGAGCAGCGTCAGCGCCGCCGTGCGCCAGTTCTCCGGGGTGTTGTCCCAGGCCTGCGCCATGCCCGCCTCGCGCCGCTCGAGGCCCTCCGCGGGCGGCAGCTTGACCTGCGGCATCGGCTTGGTCACCTCCATGACCTTGGGCTCCGGGAACAGGTCCGGGAACAGTGGCTCGGCGGCCCACCGCCGCGTCGTGCCCAGCGGCTGGTCCGCCATCAAGTTGTCCTCCATCGCATCGGAAATCTATCCCGCCTGCGCCGCGAGCGCATTGGCGGCGCGGTAGCAGTCGCTGCACAGGACCATGCCGTGCTTGCGCAGGCCCTGGTAGCGCAGCTTGTTGACGGTCCACTTCTCGGCGGGTCGGCCACCTCTCGCCGGGATCGCCACCTCGGCCAGCGGCTGCTCGCACTGCATACACTTGGGCGGCCTGCCTGTCGCCGCGTCGCTGGGTCTATCCTGTGCGGGAGCGTCCCCAGCGGTCGCTGGCGCGGCAGGTACGGCCGCAGGTCTGGCAGGTGCCTGGCTCGCGGCCGCTGCGGCTGGGCGCGCTGTGCGGGCCGTCCGGGCTGCTTCTGCCTGGCGCGGCGGCACGCCCTGGTGCCAGGTCGCGCTCGAGACCATCAGGTACAGGCCGACACCCAGCAGGCTGGCGCACTTCTTCATCGCGTCGGTGGCCGCGCCCTTGTGGTCGTCGGCCAGGCTGTTGATCTCGCCGCCCTTGCGGCGCTTGATCTTCTGGCCACCGAACTGCTGGCGCGTGATCCACTGGCCGTCGATGAAGGCGCGTAGCTCGCCCAGCGCGACGACCTCATCCGCCGCCTGGTCGACGCTGAACTGGATCACGTGGAACTGCCAGAGGCCGACGCCCAGGACTTCGTTCAGCCGCGTCGTGACCTGCTCGCCCGACAGGAACGGGCCGAAGACGCCCTCGGCGGTGTAGTAGCCGCCGAAGGGCTCGGCCAGGAGCCTGTAGAGCCCGTCATCCTCCACTGGCCACCTCCTCCGCGAGCGCCGCGAGGGCGCTCGTCATGAACGCCTGCGCCATCAGGCCGTGGAAGCGCTGCTCGACGGGCTCGAGGATCACCCAGCGCTGGTGGTGGCGGTCGACCTCGAGATGCTGCGCGGCCATGCTGTCGAACCAGGCCTGCCACATCGCTCGAGCGCCCGCCTCGGACGTTGCCCAGGCCGTGAGGGCAAATCGCTCGGCATCGAGGTCAGTCGGCATCGGTCACCTGCACCCCGGCGTTGTTGACCGCCACCAGCTTGGCCAGGAAGTCGTCGGGCTCGAGATCCTGGCTGGCGGGCTCCTGCTTGGCCTCGGCGGCCAGGCCGATGCTGGCGTACCAGCGCAGCTTCTGTAGCTCGGCCTCGGGCACGCCCACCAGGCCCTGCTGCTTCAGCGCCCACGTCATCACGCGGTCGTACTCGGCCATCGCGAGCGTGCCCGCGGTCGAGATGTCGTCGTCGTAGGCGTGGACCTCGATCTGGATCTTGCCGCTCGACAGGTTGGTGACCTTGACGCCGGGCTGCTGGTGGCCGCTCTGGACGGCCTCGAGCGTCCGCTCGACCGTGCGGATGACCTTCTCCTCTTTCCCCGTCAGAACCTGATCTGCCATGTGTATCCTCCCTGGGCTGCGCTGGTGCTGGCTGCCGTGTCGCGCTCGCCTGCTCGATACCCATCGCCAGCGCAGTTCTGTGACCTACGCGGTCACCGCGATCTGCTGCACGCGCTCCTTGAAGCGAGCGCCCCGGGCGGCGCGCCCACGGTCGTCGGCGGCCTGGCGCCGAATCTTCAGCCGCGCCTCGGCCACCGCCGGGTCAGGTCGGGCGCGCTCGGCGGGCTGGATGGCGCCTGATGCCAGACCCAGGATGCGCTCACACCTGGCCCACAGGCCCGCCTGCGGCACGCGGTACATCGGGTTGGTCGGGTTCAAGCGCATGCGGTACAGGTAGTTGCGGCTGATCCGCAGCCGCTCGGCTAGCCAGTCGGTCTGGCGCCCTTGGGCCATCAACACCTCTTCGAGGCGTTGGCCTGCGGGCGACCAGTCGCTGGGTGGTTGACTGATGCGTGACCTCGGCATGGCGGGATAGTAACCGATGATGGTGACAACTCAGGCGAAAGGGAAGGCCGCCGCTCGAGCGTCAGGCAGAAGTTCTCGAAGGGCGGTGGCGGCACGGCCCCGAACGGCTCGCCGGGCCAGGTTGGCAGCGGCTGGAACGGCGGCTCAGGCATGTGGCGCCTCGTCGAAGTAGCCGCTGAAGGTGAGCTTGCCGTCGGGCTGGTCGCGCCAGGTGGCGAACTGGCTGAACTCGCCGTACACCGCCTCGTGCTCCTCGTGCTGCCCGCGCAGGCGGCAGCGTGTGCTGGACTGGTGCCCCGGCCCGTGCCAGATGCGGGCCTCGCACGGGCCTGGCTCGCCCGCGGCCTCGAGCGTGTCGCGGCGCGTGTCGACGCACGCGGGCATGTGGTCGCACGGGTGGGCGTCGGCGTAGGCCTGCAGTCGCTCGACATGGCTGTTCAACAACGCCACTGCTGGACCGACGCTATCCAACTCATAGCGCAGGCGCTGCGCGGCCTGGTGGTCGGCCTGGCCTTCAGCGGCGGCGAGGGCCATGTCGTGCGCGTAGGCTGTCTGCAGCCGCTCGATCTCACGCCGCGCCTGATCGAGGGCGTGATCCTGATCGGCGTTGATGTCGCGCAAATGCACGATCTCAGCGTCCTTGGCCTTCAGTTCGCGGTGGCAACCGTCGACCCATTCCTTCTGCGTCTTGATCGTGACCCGCATGATGTCGATCTCGTCTTGAGACGGTCGCGTGTCGGCCTCGATCTCAGACTCAGCCATCGTTCAGTCGCTCGAGCCCGCGCTCGATCACCTGCTGCACGCGCTCGGGTGCGTCGTCCCAGCCGCGTAGCTCGGCCTCGACGCGAGCGCGCTCCGCGGGCGTCATCGCGGCCCACTCGCGGCGGCAGTCCTCGGTGGTGTAGTTGTCCCAGCCCGCGTCGCGGCCCTGCTCGCGCCAGTTCTCGAGCGTCACGTCACCCGACGCCTGGTACGTGCGCACCCGCGCACCCGGGCCGTGGCCACGGCTGGTCCGCAGCGGCGGCAGGAACTGTGGGCGGCGCTTCTTGTTGCCTTGCGTACAGTCGGGGTTCTGACATTGCGGCGGCAGCATCGTCCAGCCGCAGCTTGCGCACTTCATGGTGGTCTCTCCTCGAGAGGTACATGTGCGAATCGGCCGCTTTGTAAACGTCACTGGCGGGCCTGGGCCTGCTCGGCCAGGTGCGCGAGCACGATGCGCTGCAGGAGGATCGGATCGTTGTTGTTGAGGAAATGGGCCACGTCCTGAAACTTGTGGAACTTCTCGACGGCGTAGCGGTACATCGACTCGCCATCGTGCAGGCTCGTGGTCGTCCAGCCCTGCGCCCGGCAGAACTGATCGAAGTTCCACGCCGCGCCAGCGCGGCCCAGGTGGTGACTGAACTGCTCGATGGTGAGCAGCAGATCGGTGTTGGTGGTGGTCATCGGGACTCCTGTCCTGCATGGCAGCGGCACTCGCACGGCTTGCGCCGCTTGTGGTCTTTGCCGGGCGCACCGAACCACCCGTGGCAAGCCCAATGCATCGACTTACGGCAGTACTCGCTGGCATAGGGCGTGAAGGGATGCTGGCGCGGGCGCGGCACTGGTCGGATGGTCAGGCCGTCGGCGGCCACATGCGGCGGACGCTGCGCACGAGGAAGTAGGCGCCGGGCCACATCAGCAGCGCCAGCGGCACGCCCACCAGCAGGCCTGCGGTGGCGCCCGAGACGTCGGCCACCAGCCAGCCGATGACAAACGGCGCCAGCAGGTCGGCGGTCACGCCCAGGACGGTGATGGTGATCGCCGCCGCGCCGACCCACACGCGCTCGAGGCGGTCGATCATGGTCATGGCTTCATCAGCCCGCGCTGCAGCCGCCGCGCTTCGCTCTGCAGCGCCTCGATGGCGTCGCGGTAGCCGTCCTCATAGCCTGCGGCGTAGTCCAGGCGGCTGGTCTTGGTGCCCTGGCGGCGCGTCTCGCTGGCCTGGTAGGCGGCCTCGATGACCGCGGGCAGATGCGCCTGGTGGCGCGAGCGCTTGGGGACCACGCCGTTCGGCAGAACCTGAGTCATGGATTGTCCCTCCTCGGAACTGTAGCCCAATTCGGTGACTGCATCGGGCATGGGAAAAGGGCGACCGGGGTGGTCGCCCTGCGGCACGGCGCTCGGAACTACGCGTCGGGTTGGTCGGTGGTCGGCGGGCTGTAGGACTCGGTCAGCAGCCGCTCGACCTCGCTCTGCGGGATACGCCAGCCGACGCGGCCATGGGCGAGCTTGTAGCCCGCCACGCGGCCGCTCAGCAGCCAGCGCTGCACCGTCTGGGGTGTCACGCGTAGCTTGCTGGAGACCTCCGCGACGGTCCACAGGTGCTCGTCCATTGCCGCACTGGTCACGCGGTCAGCGCCTCTCGCGCCACCGCGATCTCGTCATCCATCGCCTCGATGGCGTTGACCAGGGCCCGCGACCGCTGGCGCATCTGCGCCTCGCTCAGGCCCTGCATGTGCCAGTAGGGCATCAGCACGCCCGTCAGCAGGCGGCGGATGACCGTGCGGCACGTCCGCATCCGCCACAGCGCGAACTTGGTCACGCGCCAGTCGACCTGCGTGAAGAGGGCGCCCTGGTTGCTGGTGACCAGCGGCACCGCCGGGCTGGCGTCGCGGATGTCCGCGATGGCCTCGCCCACCTGGCCGTGTGTCAGACCCGTCTCGTGGCTGAGTGTGGCGAACGACTTCGGGTCTTCGCCGTCGTGCGGGATCGCGGGCTCGAGGGCCTGGACCCAGGCCAGTCGCTGGAACGCCATTAGCGGACTCCCTTGCCCAGGACGTCGCCCAGGAACGATTCGAGATCGGACTTGCCGTGCGTGAGCATGTTGCGGACCTTGGCGAGCGTCTCCTCGCCGCGCTCGAGCGTCTCGCGCAGCAGGCGCGTGGCGCCCGTGTCGAGCCCACCCGCGGCCTCCGCGGGCACCTGGCCCAGGCGCGGCCAGATCGCCTCGACGCGCATGGTGAAGTCGTTGACGGCCTCGGTCAGGTCGAGCAGCGCGTCGCCCTCGGCCAGGTGGCGCAGCGTCGGATTGCCCGCGGTGATGCGCTGGATGCCGTCGTTGCGGGCCCGCCAGTCCTCGATCTGCGCGCTCGCCACCTCGCGGCGGACGTTCGGATCGCGCCTGACGGCCTCGCGGAAGGCCTGCGGCTGGGCCAGCGCCACCTCGCCCAGGACCGACGGCAGGACGGCCTGGACGTCAGCCCGGGTGAGGACGCTCTGCGCCAGGCGGACCGCATCGGCGGTCGGCATCGCCTCGAGCGCCAGCGCGCCCTGCTCGACGGCCCGGCCCGCCGAGAATTCGGAGGTGGGCTTGCGGCCGTCGAACGCCTGCAGGGCGCGGTAGTGGTTCGTCGTGATGCCCTGCTGCTCGCAGTGCGCCTGGAACGCCGCCATGACGCCGAACCGATCCGGGCGATTGGCCAGGTCGCGGTAGCACGTCCACGGGATCTCGGCCGTCCGCGTCAGGCCCCAGGCCTGGCACACGCGGACGTAGGTGAGCATGTTGCTCGGGTTCTCCATCTCGATGGCCTCGGCGTACTCGAGGATCTTGGCTCGAGCGTCGCCGTGCGCGGCCGGGTCGGCGTAGGCGTAGGCGATGCCCAGGTCGCCCAGCTTCCACTGGCGGTTCAAGACCTCCTTGACCACCTGCCGCCCTTCCGCGATCAGTTGTGCGCGCTTGTCGTGCACCAGTTCCAGTTCCTTCCTTCCACATGCCAACAGCGGCATGCGAGGTGGACTCTAGCATGCCGCTGCGGATGACTGTCAAGTGTTGTGCGTTGTTGTGCGCTAACTGTCAGCGTCCTCCTCGAGCCGCCCAGCGCGCCGCATCCAGTAGGTCTGGACGTGGCCGATGTGCCAGTGCGCGGTCTGCTCGGGCACGCGGCAGCGGTAGACCTTCAACCCATCGCCGCGCCCATCGAGCCAGAGCCTGATCATCGCGGTGCGCGCCGACTCCTCGGAGCCGTAGCGCTGCTTGCGGCTGCAGGCCAGCCACTGCTGGCGGGCATCCATCCGTTCCGCCACGGCGATCACGCCCGGCGCTCAGGTGGCGACGATGTAGGCGACCAATGCGTGCAGCCAGGCCGCGACGGCGGGCCCGAAGGCCGCGCCACCCAGCAGGATCGAGATGGTGATGGTCGCCAGGAGCAGCGCGTACTCGACCGTGCTCTGACCACGCGACGGGGCCACGTGGCCGCACTATACGCCCCGCGGCTCATCGGTTGGCTCGCAGCAGGCGCGCTGGCGCGATGCGGTAGCCGCACACGGCGCACTCGACGACCGATCCATCGCCGCCCACCTCGACAGGCTGCTCGCGGTAGCACGAGTCGCAGTAGAGCCGCCTCGGCTGGCCCACCGCCGTCTCCGGGTGGTGCTTCTCAATCCAGGCGACGACCTCGGCCTTGGTGAACTCATTGAAGTGCGGTGGGCCGCCGCCGTTGGTGCGCGCCCACTGGCGCAGCGCGGTGACTTTCAACGTCCGCCAGTTCGGCTCGAACGGATGTGGCTCATGCATGTCGGGTCTCCATCAAGACGCGGAACGGCCCGGGCGGTTCGCCCGGGCCAGGTCGGTGATCAGTTGCTGGCCGCTGCCAGGAGCGCGCCAACCTCGTGCTTGGGCAGCGCCAGGAGGTTGCCGCCGATGCCCTGTAGCTCGACGCTGCGGTCGTAGCTGGGCACGTCCTGCGCGGTGCGGGTGATGGCGTTCACCAGGCCCCACAGGCTCAGGTCGCCGCCTTCGAAGAAGGTGCTCTCGACGTTCGAGCGCTCGTCCTGCGTCAGGCGAAAGCGCTCGGTGACGTTGGTGATCGCGTTGACCACCTGATTGCCCTTGATCTGCAGGTCGGCCGCGCCCTGCGCTCGAGCGGCGATCTTGTCGAGGAAGTCGTCGGACATCGCGGTGATCATCAGGTCGCGCATCTCGAGGATCGTCGTCTCGTTGCGCGCCCGCTGCGTATCGCTCTGCCACACGACGCCCGCGTCGCTGTTGTTCTTGCCGCCCACGTGGAACTTGCGCTGGGCGTACTCGGTGATGACCAGGCCGTTGCTGCACACCTGGCGGAAGACCAGCGGCTGGACGCTGAAGGAGCCCAGGCCGACCTCGCTGTTGCTGATGATGACGCCGCGCTGCAGCACATCGCTCATGCGGTTGTGCGTGCCGCTCTGGATGACCACGGGCTTCGAGGTGTCGACCAGTTGCAGGTACATCTTCTGGTCGGTGACCTGCAGGCTCGAGGCGGTCCAGTCGACCGCGGGCAGCTTCTGGATCACGGGCAGCAGGCGCATCAGGATCTCGAGGTTGTCCATCTGGCGGTAGCGGTCGGACAGGAAGCCGCGGGCCTCGCCGTAGAGGGTGCGCACCAGGCGCGTGTCCTCGCGCCGCGAGCGCAGCAGGCCGTTGATCAGCGTGTCGTACAGCGGCTGCGTCGGATCGTTCGGATCGAGGATGTCGGGCGTCGTCTGCAGGCCGTCGTAGAAGGCCTTGGGCACGCCCAGGTACTGCGCTAGCTGGTTGTGCGCGGTCGGCAGCATGTTCATCGGCTCGAGTTCGTTGCCGTCGGCGCTCTCGATGTCGCGCAGCGCCAGCCGCGTGCCGTGATCGTTGGTGCGGACGTCGAGCAGACGCACAGGCGTCAGGTAGTCGACCTTGGCCGCGTCGCGCTGCTCGACCTCGGTCGCGAATTCGGTGAGCGAGAGACCCTGTTTCATCAGTAGTCCTTTCCTTCCGCCGCCCCAACGAGCGGCTGCAGAGAGTGTAGCTTGGCGCGTCCTTCCGCGTCAACCGATTCGGTGACGCATTCGAGGCGCGAGGTTCGGGGCGAGAGCAGCATCGCTCGCGCCCGTTCGACGTCGTCGTCGGTCAGCCCGTCAGTCGCCAGCGTCTGCACCAGGCTCGGCAGCAGGACGCCCATGCGGTCGTGGTCGTCGAGGATGACGAAGCTCTCGACGCGGTCGCCCAGGTAGGCCAGCACGGCGTCGATCTCGGTGCCGCGCTCGCGGGCATCCCAGGCCTCGGTCTCGCCCAGCCAGGGCGTGCGGCCGATAAGTCGCCCGGTGAAGCCCGCCGCCGCCAGGTCGCGGCGCAGCGCGGCCACGCCGATCCAGCGCCACCAGCTTGAGACCACGACCACCGCGTCGGTCTCGGCCGCCAGGCGATCCAGGCGGGAGACCTGCGCGGGCGCCAGTTCGTAGGCGCCGCTGGCGTGCTGGTTCAGGACGCCGTCGAAGTCGGTGAAGATCAGGCGCAGCTTGCCCTCGGTCGGCTCGAGGCTGACCGTGCGGTCCACGGTGCGCCTGGGCCGCGCTGGGAGCGGCGGCAGCGACCACAACGGCTGTTGCCAGGCGCGCAGGCGCTCGAGGCGCTTGGCGCGCTTGCGGGCCTTCTTGCGCGCCTTTTTGGACAGCCACATCGGCGCGGGCTCACGGTCGCTCAACCACTCGTCGGCGGTCCACGGCGTGGACGTCGCCAGCCAGGTCACATCAGGTTCATAGGTCATGGTTCTTGTCATCCAGTTCGGTGTCGGAATGGGCCAAACGAAACGCCCGGCCGAAAGGGCAGCCAGGCGCTTCGCGAGTGGGCGATGGAGGCCCACGGCCAACTATAGGTCGGTCAGCCGATCTCGGCCAGCAGCGCGGTGAGGTCGTCGTGGTAGTGGCTCTTGCCTGCGGCGTCGCGGTGGCGGTAGATGCCGTCGCCGTTGTGCACGCGTAGCTCGATGGTCCGCTTGTCGGGCAGGACGATCTCGTAGTGGTAGTTCTCGACCCACTCGATGCTCGAGCCCGCGGGCGCCAGCGTCACTAGCTTGCTCGACCACGCGTTCCAGACGGCTTCCTCGACCGGGTCGATGGCATCCTCGGGCATGGGTGGCACGGCCTCGATGAGCGCGGGCGCCGCGCTCGACTGCTTGGGCTTGGCCGTGGGTGCGGCAGGCGCGACCGCGATGGTCTTGGTCTTGCGGCCCGTGCGGCGTGGCTTGCTGAGCCCGCCGCCGAAGCGCGAGGCGAACACGGCGGCGCACTCGGGGCAGAACTCCCACGGGCGGTTGCGCGCCTTCCAGGCCGGGCTGATGGTGCGGCTGTAGAAGTCGGCGGCGTGCGTCTCGCACCGGGCCAGCCAGGCGACGTTGCTCACGCCCGGCGGGACTACGATGGTGCTCTGCGGGTGCGCCAGGTCGTACAGACTGACCAGGCTGCCGACCTTGCGGTTGTGCGACCGCATCGGGCACGCCGCGTCAGGCGTCCACGTGTGTGGCTCGAGCGAGACCGCCTGGACCGCCTCGGTCGACAGCGGCACGCCCTGCTCGAGCGCCTGGGCCATCGCGACCACGCTGGTCGGGCCCACGGTTGTCAACGTCACTTCCTCCGTCACGATTGTGCCTCCTCCATGCTCACGCACGGGCAGCCGAGAATGAAGCACCACAGCTTGCCAAGGCCGAAGCGCGAGTGTGCGTTGCGAGTGTGGCCGCAGGTGCAGCGAGTCTTGGTCATCGGTCCAGCCCTCCATCGGCTGATGTGCCGACAATATACGTCGCATCACCCCTGCCTGACAACAATTCGGGTGACATGGCGGGGCGTCAGAGCAGGCCCAGGTCGCGAGCGATATTGACCGACGGCGCGACGCGGTCGAAGTAGGCGCGCTCTTCCGCCTTGCTGACCAGGCGCGGCTGGAACAGGCGTGGCATGCGGAAGCCGCCCGCGAGTTGCGCCTCGTCGCGCTGCCAGATGATCTGCCCCGAAAGCTGGTCGGTGATGCGCACCCACTCCTGCCACGGCACGCGGCGCTCGATGACGTGCCACTCGGCCCGCGCCGCTGCCAGGAGGCGCTGCTCGAGTTCGGGCTCGCGCTTGCGCCCACCTCGGATGGTGACCGTCCCGGACACCGCTAGCGCCCACTTGTGGTGGTCGGTGGCGCCGTGCGCGGTCGACCAGTCCCACCAGGCGTGGACGTCGGCCGCGGGCGGATCGACCTCGATGATGATGCGGCACTTGTCGATGTGGTCGTGCTCGGGCCGCAGCATCTCGGCCCAGCCCTGGTGCGGCCGCGGGCTCGTGGTCACCCAGACCACGTCGGGCCCGGCGTGCTCATTGGCCGGGTTGAGATCGACGTTCGACTCGACCACCTTCAGGTAGCGGCTCTCGAGGATCACGGGCAGGTGGTAGATGCTGGTCATGTGGTAGTAGGTCACGCGTTCTCCTTGGCTCGCCGGGCGGCTCGAGTGGCCATCGACCGCGCCACAGTGGCGGGGTTCTGCCACCAGCCACGGCCCTGGCTGATCATGTCGTGGTGGTTGTCCCAATGTGACCCGCCGCGCAGATGCGTCGGGTTCTGGCATGCCGGGTTGTTGCACTTGAAGTGGCGCACCACTGGCGGCATCAGCGGCGAGCGCGGGTCTATGCCGCGCTCCAGTGCGTAGGCGACGCGGTGGGCGTAGAGCGGTGAGACGCCATTGCTGTCACCGCCCCGGGCCACGACGCCGTAGCCCTTACCGTTGGTAGCGCCTGTCCAGGGCCAACAGTCGCGGTCGCCTCGGATCTCGACGTGGCGCCAGTAGCGCACCTCGAGCGGCTCGCGCTTGGGCCCTGGCCTGGCCATCTAGTCCTCGTTGAGCGGGCGTTGCACCATGCCCGAGTCGTCGTCAAGGACACCGCGATTGATGAACCCGAAAGGGAAACTGCGGAGATCGTCGTAGGCAAAAAGATGGAATTGATTTGACGTGTCGGCCAGGCGACTTTCGGCAGGGTAGATCTCGAAGGCGCAGGCCTCGGGCCCGAGCAATTCGTTCTTGATGCGCTGGAAGTCGCGGAAGTGCTCGCGGCCCACGGGCTGGCGGTCCAGGCGGCGGAAGCTCAGGTGCCACACGTAGCCCAGCCCATCGTGGCGCGGCTCGCGAGGCTTGATCACCAGATAGCGGCTGTTAATCCACCACTCGCCGTTGACCATGTCGTGGACCATCGAGGCCCACACCTCGTCGGGCGACGAGCCCGTGATCTGCGCTAGCTCGGCCACCTTCTCAGGCGTCGGGTGCACGGGCGTCGCGGGCAGAAACGGCGTCCACGGCGCCAGAGATGGAACAGGCCGGGTCACCCCGGCCTGCTGGTTCGGCTTGCGCTTGCTCACGGCCGCAGCGCCTCGGCCTCGGCCTGGTCGGCCAGCAGCGCGTTGAGCACCGTGATGGCGTCCATCGCCTCGGCGCGGCCCAGCGGCGCGCCCGGGTAGCTGGTGTTGTAGTCGCTCGACGCGATCACGTTGGCCAGCGCCCAACGCAGCTTGGCGGCGGGCACCTTGGCCCACGCGGCCTCGAGCTTGCGGTCGATCTCGAGGGCGCGGTCGGTGACGGCGGTGAAGCGCGCCACGCTCGCCGCGCTGGGCGTCGAGTAGGCGAGCCATTCGGCCTGGCTCGCGGCCTGGTCGGCCTCGAGGTCGGCCTCGGTCGCGACGGGGATCTCGTCGGCCACGGGCTCGACGGCGTCGTAGCCCGCGTCGAACAGGTAGTCGTCGAAGCTGCTCGAGCACATGAAGGGCGCCTCGTTGACGTTGATCGTCTGAACGAAGTCGACCACGTCGTTGTAGTCCTGGCCGAAGTCGCCGCTGAAGAAGACCATCTTCTGCTCGGGCTTCGCGCTAGGCGCCGCGTAGACGCCGTCGTTGTACTCAATGCTGAGCGCGACGCCCGTGTAGCTGTCGCGGGCGGCCTGGTCCTTGAGGCCATCCATGTAGCGGACGGACAGGTAGAAGTAGGTCGGAACCAGTGCGCGAACGGTGGGGTTGATCATGATTGCGGCCCTCCATCGGCCGACACGAGGAATATACGCGCCAAGGCTGCGCTTGTCAACAATGACGGTGACTCTACGGGGCGAGTCGCCAGGCCATGCCGCCACCCGCGACCAGCCACACGATGTAGACCGTATAGCCGATCAGCGTCAGCACCAGCAGCAGGATCAGAAACGAGGTGAAGCTGCCCACCTCAGTCCGCCGAGACGTAGTCGAATGAGCCGCCTGCCTCGTGCCAGCGGCCCTCAGGGCCAAGCCAGACGCGGTGCAGCACGAGCGCGTCGTCGAACCACGCCTTGACCACCACGCCCGAGTGGATGCGCCTGACCAGGGTCTCGACCGCGATGATGTCGGCTTCGTCGCGCTTCAAGCGGGCTTCGCGCTCCGCGGGCGTCTCCTCGGGCTTGAGCGGTCGGTCGAGGATGATGGTGGGCGTACCTGGCAGCGTCGGCTCAGCCGTGCTCGGGCGTGGCTGCGCCAGGATCGCGGCGGTGGTCGCGTCGGCCTGGGCCTTCTGGGCGGCCGCTTCAGCGGCCTTCTTGGCGTCGTGCCGGGCGAGGATGTCGGTCATCGACTCGGCGCGGGCTGGCGTGACGGGCGCCACGAGCAGCACGCCCGCGATGAGCGCGACGCCCGCGGCGGCGATGCGCAGCGCCTTCACGAGCCCGCCGCCTCGTCGTCGTCGTCGGGCTCAGGCGCCTCGGCGCCGTTGGCCAGCGCGGCGCGGAGGATGGCCTGCGCGGCCGTGGTGGGCTTGCTGATGCGCTGCTTGCAGCACGGGCAGATCGCCACCTTGCTCAGCTTGGCGACCTCCTCGAGGGTCAGGCGGATCGAGAGAACTTGGGTCTGTGCCACGTGAAACGGTGTCCTTTCAGAACGGCAGTGCCGCCGGGCACGCCAGGAGGTGTGGGCCGAGTAGCTGGCCAGGCGCGTAGCCGCAGGTGCACGAGCCATCCTCGAGCACAGGCTGTCCGCAGCACGCACAGGGGCGCGCTGGGAGCGTGCTGGGCGCCAGCGCCGGGCGCCGCAGCGCGTAAGCGTCGTCGTCGCGCCAGAGGCCGTCCTCGCGGCCCTCACAGCGGTCGCAGCAGCAGCGGTCGATCATCGTGGGCCCTCACTCAACGTCTGGCCGACCGCCGCCTCGAGGTTCGCCTTCAGCGTGTCCATGCCACGCCACTGGCCCATGACGTAGGCGCGGTCCCAGACGGCCTTCAACAGGTCGAGCGTCGCGCCGTCGATGTCCTGGCCCTGCAGGATGTAGCTGATGTCCAGCGTGCGCTGGACGGCCTTGCTGGCCTCGCGAGCGGCAGTCTGGCTGGCGCGCACCTTGTCGCCCTCAGCCTCGACGGCCTCGTGCCCACGGCGGTAGTCGTCGCCGTAGCGGCAGCCCGCCTGGTGCGAGATCGGGTTGGCCACGCCTGCCTGGCAGGCCGCGCAATTCGGGTCTTTCATGGTCGGTCCTTTCAGTTGCCTGCCGCCAGGTCGTTGGCCAGGTCGGCGTCAGCGGCCAGGTCGTCGGCGTAGCTGGCAGCCTTGGGGCGCAGGATGACGCCCGCGCCCGTGACGACCGCGCCGTCGGTGTCGTACTGCAGGTCGTAGTCGGCCTTCTGCTGGCCGAAGATCTCGTCGTAGGTGCGGCCCGCCTTGACCGTGATCGTCTCGACCTCGGCGGGCGCGAGGCCCGCCTTGGCCAGCGCCACCTTGGCTGGGACGGCCTTGGCGCCCCACGGCAGGCCGAACTTCTTGGCGCAGGTCGGGCCGTAGCCGACCGTCAGGCTCTCGACCGTGTCGAGTTCCTTGCCGCAGAAGCCGCACTCGCTGCCTTCCATCGCGTAGGCCAGGATGTACACGAGGTCGTCGTCGGCATTGGCCAGCGTGGTCAGCGCCTGGCGGACGCGGGCCTCGAGCGTCGGGCCAGCCTTCTTGAAGATCTGGACGTCGCCCGCGGGCGAGATCTTGCCAACCGTGCTCCAGCCGTCGGCCTGGCGGACGCTCAGCTTGCGCGTGCCTTTCGGCGCGTCGGTCCACATCGTCGGCACGCTCAGGCGGACCGCGATGCTCTGGCTGTCGTCAGCGACCACCCGGAAGCGGGCGGTGCGGACCTTGGCGACGTTCAATTCGAGGCTGGCGGTGGTGGCCACGGGCGCCGCAGGCTTGGCCTCGGCGCGGACGACGTTCAGGACACCCTTGGCCTGGCCGACCGACAGGCCCTTGCCAAGCGCTCGCGTCTTCATGTCGTACATGAAGTTGTTGGCCCAGTGGCCGTTCGACGGCGAGATCCAATTCAGCGAGACCGTGCGAGCGGCCTGCTCGAGGTCGGCGGTCAGATCGGTGATCTCGAACTTGCGGCCCGGGATCTGGCTGGCAACGATGAAGCTCTCGGCTTCGGTCAACGTGGTGAAGTGCATGCCGTGTTTATACGCGCCAAGCATGCTTGACGTCAACATTTATTGGCATCGGATTCGGTGTCATCGTGTCACAAAAAAATCAGATGTAGTTCGTCGCGATGTAGAGCATCGCGTTGTCGCTGTCGGTCCTGCCGCCCGCGCCCTGGCGGATCTGCCGCACGGGTGGCGTCCACGAGGTGATCGTGTCGCGGCGCTTGACGCCGTACAACTGCTCGAGGAAGTGGCGCTTGGCCATGCGTCGCCCCGAGCGCTCGTGCTTGTCATCCTGCGCCTCGCGATTCCACTCGCGCTGGCACCAGGCCGAACAGAAGGCCGCGCCCACGTTCGACTGCCCGCAGAACGGGCAGGGTGACGTCTGCAGCCGCGTGCCGACCTCGAAGGTGCCTGCCCAGGCGACGTCCTCGGCCGCCATGCGCGCCTTCATCGTCGGCGTGGGCACGGCGCGCTGGCTGGTGCCGCCTGTCGGCGTGGTGTAGACCTTGACCGTCGCGCCCTGCTCGATGGCGCGTGCCCGCCGGGAGGCCTGCGGCGCGTTGCTGGCACGTTGCGTCTGGCCTGGCCCGCCGGGCAGGTGGCGACGGCGCCCGCGGCGCGGCACGGGTGTGCCCTCGAGCGCCAGGCGGCACAGGTAGCAGCCAACGGCCTCGAGGACGTGGTAGCTGGTGACCACCGTCGGCGTCCACGTGAACTCATCGCCGCACAGCGTGCGCGTCTCGCCCGTGGCGCTCAGGCGCTCGTAGATCGGCCAGATGTGCCACACGTCCCACTGTTCGTCCTTGACCCATAGCGGCACCGTCGGCCGCGCAGGCCGTGCCTGGGGCGCCTCGGTGAGCGACGTGGGCAGGCGCGCCGGGTTCACAGCCATCGGAGGATCTGCTCGCCCAGGTACTGGGTGTAGGCGGGTGGAATGGCCTCGGCTAGCTCGTGCCTGGACTTGGCCCACGGCATGGCCATCGCCCAGCGCCAGGCGTTCAGGCTCGAGTTGCCCTTGGCGTTGTCGGCACCGTGGCCTGCGACGGTGATGATCTCGCCGCCGCGCACGCTGCCCTGGTGCGGCTGGTGCGGCAGCGGGCTGACCATCTCACCGACCTCGAAGACGCGGTGGCGGATGATCGGCAGGCCGAACTGCTGGCCGCACAGGGTGATCGGCCGCTGCACGGGCAGCAGCATCTGCTCGGGCGTGCCGTCAAACTCGGGCCCCAGGTCGGTGCCGTAGGTGTTGACGACCAGGCTCGGGTGGCGGTAGTCGCGCTCGGCCCGCGGCACGTTCTCCATGACCAGCGGCATGCCGTAGTCGTCGCAGATCGCTCGAGCCGTCGGGATCAGGTCGGTCCGATACCAGCCCTCGGCCTCCTGCTGCTTGGCCCACGTCGGCGTGGCGATGCTGTAGCCCTGGCACGGGAAGCTGGCGTGGACGGCATCGAACTGGTGGATGTTCGCGGCCAGGTACTCGATGGCGTCGGCCTGGACGAAGTCGGTGCCGCCGTAGTTGGGCTGCGGCTTGAGGTCGACGCCTGTCACGGCCCAGCCAGCGCGCAGGTAGCCAACGCTGGCGCCGCCGACGCCACAGCACAGGTCGAGCAGGCGCGGGCGGTCGCTCACGCGAGCACCTCGAGCACGTTCAGCAGGCTGTTCCAGTCGAAGGACTGCTGGCACGTGTGGCAGCACTTGATCGGGGTGTTGTGCGGGTCGCTCTTGAAGCTGACCACAAGCTGGGCGGCGTGGACTGGGGTGCGGAACTCATCGGCAATGCGGCAGTAGCCGTGGAAGGCTGCTGGTTGGCTGCTGGTCATGCCGACAATATACGCGTCAAGCTCAGCGGCTGACAACAATTTCGGTGACATATTCGCGTCACAAAAGGCCACTGGCGCTAGCTCTCGATGCAGCGCCAGGAGGTCTGCGCCTCGCCGTCGGGCAGCCAGGTCTTGCGCCAGGCGCCGTGGCAGGTGCGCTCGCAGGTGCGCTCGCCCCAGCCGTCGAGGCGGGTGCCGCAGTTGCCGCACACCCACACCAGCAGGTGCCGCTCGGCGCCGTGGATGGCACACCAGGCGCGCTTCACGTCGGGGCTCCATCATGCGCGCCGCCGACGATGGCGCCGTCCTTGTCGAAGCGGCCGACCTTCCACAGCGTGTACGTCAGGCCGTCAAGCTCACTCGAGGTCCAGGCCGCGCCGTGGTCGCAGCGAGCGCCCTTCCCATTCGGGCACTGGCCGTAGCGATGCTGGCGTGGCACCGCCGTCAGCGTCTCGCCCAGGATCAGCCGCAGGCGCCCGATCCGCTCGGCGGGCGGCAGCTTGGCCAGCCGCACGCCGTAGTAGTTGGTTGGCGTCACGCGGGCACCTGCCAGGTGGCCTCGACGGCCACGGCCCAGGTGCCGCACACCAGGCGAGCGTAGCGCCGCACGGCGGCGTCGTCGTCCTTGCGGATCAGGCTCTTGCTGAGCCGGGTCAGCGCCAGGCCGAGATCGGCCTTGCCGCAGGAATCACACATCAACGCTTCGCGGCTCGGATCGAAGTAGCCTTCGCTGCCGCAGGTGTCGTCGCAGATGTTCATGGCTGCCAGCCCTCCATCGGCTGGTGACACCACTATACGCGCCAAGCACACCAGAGTGCAAGGATTCGAGCGCTACTTTTTCTTGCCGCCTTTCGGCACTTTGCCGCCGCCCTTGGTGCCGAACGGCTTGGCCTTCTTGCCGCCCAGGTTGCTCAGCTTGCCCTTGCCCATATCACCTCCGCTTGATCGCGCCGCTCTTGCTCGTCTTGCTCGTCTTGGTGCGATTCTCCTTGAGGCGGCGGTCCTTCTTGGTGCCCGGGTTCGGCTTGCCGCCGCTGGTCGGGCTGACAGGCTGAACGAAGCCAGAGGCACCGCCCGCGGGCTCGCCACGTGGGCCGATCACAGTGCGCATACTCACGTCTCCTCGGTTGGGGTGGTGATCTCGGCTCGCGCCGCGCCGTAGGCCGACAGGTGGGTGACCGAGTTGGCGTACAGGCTGACCACCAGAATGGCGAACGCGGCGTGGGGCTCGGCCATGAAGTAGGTGATGTAGACGCCCGCGGGAATGCCGACCACCAGCCACAGCACCGCCAGCCACAGGTGCAGCGCCCGCAGTCGCTCCGGGCTCATCGACATGGCTCACAGGCGCTCGGTGACGACGACCGCATTCCAGCGGCCCCAGGCGTTCCATTCGGCCGCGTCGAGTTGCTGGCCGACGTTCTTCCAGCGCGCCGCCGGGTTGGCCAGTTCGAACTCGAGGCCGTCGTAGTCGCGCAGGCCGCTCCAGTGATACCAGCGGGCGCCGCCAAGCTGGCCGACGCCCAGGTCACACAGGTAGACCAGATCGGCCCACGAGGCATCGAGCAGCCGCTCACAGGCGTAGCCATACGTGTTGTAAAGCAACTCGAGGTCCACGCCAGAGGCCCACGCCAGGCCGTACTCGGGCGTCACCGCCCGGTCGCCTGCCACGCGCCGTAGCTCGACCACGGCCGTCCATTCGTTCCACTTGCCGCCGTCGTCTGGCGCGGGCTCGCCCAGCGCGTTCATGACCCAGGCCAGGCTGGCGCACGCGCACGTCCAGTTGGCGGTCTGGTCGACTCGCGGCTCCTGGCGGTCGAACTGCAGTAGCGGCGGGTCGACGGGCTCGGGCCAGGGCTCGTGCTCCCAGACCCGCGGCGGGCAATAGAGTAGCGGCGGCGCAACCGTCATCGGCGGACGTTCTGGTCAACGGGCATGTCGGTCCACTGCTTCATCTCGCCCTGCGTCCAGCCACCGAACGGGACGAAGCCCACGTCGACGTCCGCGATGCCATCGTAGGCCGAGAACCACAGCTTGCGGTCGGCCCAGTGACGCTGGTTGCTCCAGCCCAGCTTGTCGAAGACCCACTTGCCCGTGTAGATCCAGGCGCGGTCCTCCTGATACTCGTCAGCGGCCGCCAGCGTCGCCTCGACGTCGCCCGTGGTGGTGTTCATGTCCTCGACGTCGACCGCCAGGAAGTCGAGCGCGAAGCCGTCGAAGTAGCTCAGCCGCTCGCGCACGCTGGCCATGTTCTGCGCCTGGCGCGCCCAGCACCAGATGTAGCCCGCAATGTCCCAGCCCACCTCGAGTGCGGCGGTCAGTTGCTGCTGCGTCAGCACCTCACCCGCGTAGCCGCGCACCGCCTGGACGACCAGGCCGCCGTAGCCGCGGGCGGTCCAGTGCGCGAACCAGTCCGGGGTCAGCGTGCCCTGGTAGTTCGAGACGTCGATCCAGTTCTTGATGCCCAGGTCGAGTGGCGGCGTGGGCGGCTCGAGGCGGGCCTGCGGCGGCCACAGCAGCGCGGGCGCCAGGCTCACACCAGGCGCGCCCCATCGCGAGGGTTCCAGGCGATCACGGCGCCGCTCGAGAACGGCTGCTGCACCTCCTCGTCGGACACCTGCACCTCGGGCGAGATCGGCAAGCCCAGGTACTGCCCGGCGTCGCGATAACCGCGCCACAGCTTGTAGATCGCGCCATCCGGGTTGAAGTCACCGCCACCGCCGACGTCCCAGATGACGTGGTCGATCATGCTCATGGGTCGCGCTGCGCATCCGCGGGGACCGCGCTCAGCAGGCCCTGGCCGTTCGCCTGGCCGTTGGTCTGGCCCTCGAGCGGTGGCAGCATGGTCACGCCCGCGGGCTGCACGTCGGTGCTGATGGTGATCGAGCCCGCGGCCTGGTTGACCGTCAGCGTGTAGTCGGCGGGCAGCGTCTGGTCATTGGCGTCGCAGAGCGCGCCCAGCGCGTCGTCGAGGCCCTTGCGCGCCTGGCCGACCATGTTCTGCAGGGCCTGCAGCGCGGCCTGCGCGGTCTGGTCGGCGGCCTGGACCGCCGCCATCGAGATCTGCACGCGGCGCAGCGAGCGGTCGCTGACCTGCATCGTGAACTGTTCTGCCATGTGGTGGTCCTCTCAGCCGTTGTAGCTGCTGGTGGGCATGAAGTAGGCGTAGGTCGTGCCCGTGAAAGAACCTTCCGCCTTGTTGGCGTAGGTGCGAATGACGTTGCCGGGGCCGATCAGCACGGGGCCATAGCGTAAGCCGACTGAGGCGGTCAGCGATTCGTCGCCACCCGCGTCAGACATCCCGGTATCGACACTGCCACCGACGCCGTCGATGTCGAGGCGGTAGTAATGCCCGCCGCCATGCCCCGTGCCAAGCTGACCGCGCATGACAATCAGCCAGTAACCCGTTCGGTCGACACCGAACGCACTGACCTGTTGTCCGAAGTCAGGGTAGTCAACGGTGCAGGTCCAGCCCTGGGCCAGCGTCACAGGACTAGCTGGAGGGCCGACGGCAGAGGCTGGCCACCAGCGCGCATTCCCGTCGCCTGTCTGGCCCATGACATGCGTCGGCTTGCCGCCCTGCGCACCCGTCGGGATGTACAGGCCCGCGCACTGGATGCCGCCCGCGCCGTCGCGCTGCACGATCTTGTTGGCCGCGTTGTAGCTGACGCTGGCATCGGTGATGTCCAGGCAGTAGGCGCCCGCGTTGTTCTGCTGGTAGAAGCGGCCCGCGGTGATGGCGTTGGCGGCGAAGTTGGCTGTCCAGCCCGCGTCGTAGCCGCCAACGATCAGCCGCCCGCTGGCGCGCAGGTCGCTCGAGGTGCTGAGCACACCCGTAAACGTGCCTGCGGTGGTGTAGATGCCGTTGCCATACGGGATGTAGAGCGCGCCCAGGTCGCCGCGCCACTGGATGTAGACGACGTTGCTGCCCTCGAAGTTGACCCGGCCGCCGTAGGCGTTCAGGTCGCCCGCGACCTGCAGCGACTGGTTGAAGACGCTGTTGCCCGTGACGTTGACGCCCGCCGCGAAGGTCGCCGCGCCCGTGTGGGCGCTCGTGCCCGCGACCGCCAGCGAGGCGGCGAAGAGGCGGCCGGGCGTGATCGTCAGCGCGTTGATCTGGACCAGGCGCTCGCCAGGCGTTGCGGGGTCGTCGCCCGTGCCCGCGGCGATGCGGGCATTGGTGCGGTTGAAGCGGATCTCGCCCTGATTGTTGATGCGGTTGGTCTCGACGCCGCCAACCGCCAGCGCCAGGATGTCGGCGCCGCCGCTGAAGATGCCCGTGTCCGGGTCGGTGCTGAAGCTCAGGCTGGGCGTGGCAGCGGCGCCCGCAGCCACCTGCAGCGAGGGAGCGCGCAGCGCCGCGCTGCCGATGGTCATCACGCCGCTGGCCACCTGCAGGCTCGAGGGCCCCCAGTTGAGCGAGCCGTCGGCATTGATCGCCAGGCGCGGCGAGCCGTCGGCGGTCAGGCGGACCTGCAGCGCCGGGTTGCCCACCGCTGCCCGGTGGATCGTCTGGACGTTGGTGAACGTGTTGGCCAGCGCCTGGCTGGCGGCGGCCACGTCGAGCTTGTCGTTGTTGGCCTGCAGGACAGCGAAATCGACGACCTCGTTGCCCAGGATGTCGTCGAGTTGGAAGCGTGGGCTCAGCGCCATCGGTTACTCCTCACGGGTACGGGGTGTCGGTCGGCAGATCCGCGGGCGACATCGTCCGCAGTTGCTCCCAGGTCGTGTTGGAGGCCTTCATCTGGCCCCACAGGACGCCGCTGGCCTTGACCTCCTGCCACAGCATGTAACTGAACTGGTACTCGAGCAGGGCGCTGGCACGGACCAGATGCTCGAGCGTGTCCTGCAGGCTGGCCAGGTTGTTGGGCACGCCGCGAATGTCGTCGAAACGGATGATCAGCCGCCGCCCCGGGAAGTCCTCGATGGGCGTGACGTGGCCCAGGTTGTACGAGTTGGCGACAAGCTGGATGACGAACGGCGTGCCCTGGCGGTAGCTCCGCATCTTGGCGATGATCCGATCAGCGCGCTCGGTGTCGGTCAGGCCCGTGACGTAGGGCAGGCCTAGCTCGAGTTCCCAGTAGGTCAGGCCCCAGGTGCTGGTGCGGACGAACATCTGCGCCAGGATCTCGGCGTGCAGGCCCAGGAAGGTGTCTAGCTCGTCGCCGTAGACGTCGAGCAGGCGCGACAGCACAGGCGAGCGGCGAATGAACCACGGCTCCATGCGCTGCATGTCGCGGCCGACCTCGCTCGAGATCGGCCACTCGACCAGGCCGTTGGTCTTGGGCGGTGGTGGTGGCGTGCTGCTGCTGGTCATGGCTGTCCTAGATTTGGGTGAACGTGTAGACGCCGGGCACCGCGACCTCGCGCTTGGCGACGCTGATGTTGGCCGTGGCGCCGTTCACTCGGAGCGTGACGGGGTCGTAGTAGTCGACGCCCGGCGTGGCCTGGATGACCGCGCCGATCTCGCCGTAGATGATGTCGTTGACGGCCGTGCTGGGCGAGGTCGCGTTGGCCAGCGCCTGCTCGCGCAGGTAGGCGTTGAGCGCGGCCGCGACCAGGCTCTGGACGCTGCCCGTGCCCGTCCAGGCGTAGCCGGGCTGGATGTGGATGCTGGCCGCGACGTCGATGGGCCGCCCGATGGCGGGCTTCACGCGGACCTCGTCGAGGATCGGCGCCAGGCCCTCGAGTTCGTAGTTGCTGAAGCGCGAGCGCCAGGTGACGCTGTCGACGAAGACCTCGGTGGTCGTGTCGGTGGCCAGCCGGGTCAGGTATAGCTCGATGATGTCGGTGCCATTCCAGTAGAAGGGCACGGTGAAGTCGACCCACGTCAGGCTCATGTCCACGGCGCGCAGCGTCTTGCTCGAGGTGCCGTCGGCGTGGCCCGCCTCGTCGGGCGCGATGACGCCGCCCGTGACGTTGTAGGCGTGGATCTGCAGCAGGCTGGTCGTGCCCGCCACCGCGCTGGCCTCGAGACGCACGCGAGCGGTCCAGTTGCCGCCCTGGACCAGCGTCGGGCGGTAGTGGATCTCGCCCTGGCCAGCCGCGCTGTAGGCCAGCCTGACGGCCTGACCCGTGGCGCCGGGCTGGCTGACGTTGCTGACGCCGTTGGCATTACCGATGGTAAAGACCTCGGCCTGGACGGTGATGATGCGCGGCGGCGCGATGTAGTCCTGCACGGCGTCGACCAGCGCCTGCTCGGCGGGCAGCATCAGCGCGTTCACGATGTACAGGTCGACCGTGCCGGGTGGGCCCGCGTCGACCTCGCCTGGCCGCAGCGTGATCGCGCCGCCGACACCCGGGATGTCTCGCGCCCACTTGCGGTACTGCGCCGGGTTGCTGCCGTTCGGCGGATCGCGGACGAACTCGACAACGCGAGCGCGGTAGGCGTCATCGTTCTCGACGTCCACGCCGCCGCGAAAGGCGTCGGGATTGGTCACCCGGGTACGCGTGATCGGGATCTCGAGTAGCTGGATGGCGCCCGCGGGCACGTTACTCGAGGTGCCCACCTCGATGGCCGTGGCCGCCACGTCGACCTCCTCGCCCACCGGGATGACCACCGCCGCGTCGGTCGTGTAGCGCCGCACGTTCGGCCCCAGCGTGGTGACCACCGTGTTGGCCGCGATGGCCGTGCCGCTCGGGCCCAGGAAGCGGACGATGCCCGTGGCCTGGATGCCAGGCAGGCGGTAGATGCCGCGCTCGTCGCCCACGGCGTCGAGGTCGTCGCCGCTGGCCACCTCGCCCTCGGGCCCGACCAGGCGGTTGCGCCACAGCATCGCCTCGAGTTGGCGGTAGGCCTCGGCTAGCTCGATGCTGACAGGCGCCAGCGCCATGTTCATCGGGCTGTTGGGGCTGGTGTCGATGCCGATCATGGCATCGTTCGACTTCATCCGCGCCAGGATCACGTCGGCGTTTTGATTGATCTCGATCTCGGGTGGGAACGTCACTAGTAGGTCACCTCGAGGCGGACGCCGTGCAGCCCTAGCTCGGCCGTCGGAATGGGCAGAAACGAGACGGTCACGCGGTCGCCGTCCCACTCGAAGCCGAACTGCTGGACGTCGATGGTGCGGCCCTGCGTGCAGCGCGTCCAGGCGTACAGCAGGCCGCGCTTGATGTCGGCCTCGACCTGCGCGTGCGTCTCGCGCAGCAGCGCCCGCTCGATGTCCCAGCCGAACCACAGCGGGAAGACCAGATGCGCGCCGCGCTGCGTCAGTGAGGCGACGATGCCGTCCTGCGCCCAGCCCTGCGCCCGCGTGGCGATGCCGATCTGCCCCAGCGTGTTGATGTTCCAGTCCGGGCCGTTGACCGTGTTCCAGTCGATCCGCACCGTCGGCAGGAACGCCCGCGGCGAGATCGGGCTGCGGACGCTGGTGCTCGGCGGCGGCGGATTCGGAATCGTCGGGAACAACGGCTGGGTCATCGTCATGGCCTAGAGCGACCCGAACATGCCCACCAGGCGGTTGATGAAAGTCATATCGACGCCGTCGAGCGAGGTGTCCAGGCCGAAGATGGCGCTCTTGAGCAGCGTCTCCTGATCGGCCGTGAAGTGGTATGGGGCGGCCTGCAGGTCGCAGGCGACCAGCCACTCCTGATCGTTGCCGATGATCGCCTTGAGCGACTTGAACTGGCGCAGGTGCAGGCCGATGATGCCGTTGACCTCATCGGCGGTGCGTGGCGCGGTGCCTGTCACCGCGGGCGGTGGGGGAGTCTCGGGGATGGTCATGCGCGCTCCAATTCTTCGACGCGGTGGCGTAGCGTCACGAGTTCGGCGTAGATCGCCCGGACGGCGTCCCAGGTCAGCGGGATCATGCCCGTCAGGTTGAAGCTGTCGATCCCGGCGGGCCCAGGCTGGACAAGCTCCGGGATGTCGCGCCAGTCCTCGGCGCGAAAGCCCCAGGACGGCTCACCGTCCTCGGCGCTGCTCACCAGCGCCTCACCGTCGGCCCAGGCAACCGACGGCTGGCGATAGCTGATCGCGGGCCGCTCGAGCAGCGCCAGCGGGTCTGGCAGCGCCGCCTGACGCGCCTTGAAGCGGCCTTCGCTGGGCCAGGCCACAAACGCCCCGCTGGTCGAGTAGTAGACGCCGCCGTACAGGTTGGCGTGACACGAGAAGATCACGCCGTTCGTGCCAACGTTGGCGCCGTTGAGGCCCAGGCTGGGGTTGCTCGGATAGCCGTCGCCCAGGATGAGGCGGTAGGCTGCCGCGCCCATACTCCAGCCGCCGACGCGGAAGATGCTGTCGGTGTCGACGCCGAAGTACGTCGCGAACGCGCCGGGGCGGTGGAAGCAGATCATCGCCGCGCCACCGCCCGACGGCTGGACCTCGAGCGAGCCTTGGCTCGCGGCGGTCGTGGCGATGCCCGTGGTGGTCGCGCCGAAGAAGTTCGTTCGGCCAGCGAACGACCCGCCGCCGGGGGTGATGTTCAGCGAGGCGCCTTGCACCTGGCCATTGACCGACAGGTTGCCACCGTTGTCGAGCGTGCCGATGCGGAGCGTGTTGTTGTAGTTGGTGAAGAGCAGCCCGGTCGGGCCGCAGTAGAGCGCGACGTAATCATCGCCCGTCGTGGAGAGCATCGGGTTCAAGCCGCCACTCGAGGTCCGCGTGCTGAGCCAGCCCTGCCAGGGAATCTCGATGGTCGGATCGGCCATTGTCCCAACCCGCTTGAACTGCACAATGCCTGTGGGGTTGACGGCCAGGATCACCGCCCACGTGCCAATCGGGTTTGCCCCCGCGGCGGCTTGCTGGATCTGGATGGTGCCGTCGCCCGAAGCGACCATCAGGCTCGCGGGCGTCGCGACGTTGAAGCGCTGCCAGCTACCGTCCCAGTACGCATTGCCACACAGGTGCGAGCCATTGGCCGACCCGATGAACGCGTATTGCTTCACCTCGATGCTCAGCGACTGGGTGTAGCCCGGGACGGTCCTGATGATCGGGCGATTGGCAGCGGTGCCGTCGGGGCCGATATCGACCTGGCCCTTGAACCAGGCCTTGCCTTCGTTGCGGATGCCGTAGGCCGTGGGCGCCGACGTGCCTGGCGCGGCGATATCGAGGCCCCAGTTCTCGAGCGTGCCGTTGTTGATCGGCTCGATGCGGATACCCGTGGCGTAGTTCGGTCCCTGCGCTCGAGCGCCGACACCGCGAATGCGCAGCACTGTCAGTGCGTTGGGCTTGACCGTCGGCGGGCCGATGACGCCGAAGTCCATGCCGCGGGTGTCGCTGGTCGCCAGGTCGTTGCTCCAGTACTCGGCATACCACAGCACCTGCGTCGAGCCGTTCATGATCGTCTGCGAGGGCGTATTGATCCCGGTCAGCATCCAGCCGATACGGTCGCCGCCGCCCGTGCCGCCGATGTTGATCCTGCCGCCCAAGGCAGTCATGCCCTGGTTGACCAGGCTGGGCGTGTCGGCGCCCTCGTCTTGCACGGTGGCGACGCCCGCGACGTTCAGGTTGCGGCCAACGTAGACGTCTCGCGGGCGGGCCGCGCCGTTCTGGCCGATGTCGAGAGCGTTGTCGGTGCCAAACAGCAGGCTGTTGTAGAGCGTTGCTACCCCGGCGTTCGTGACGTTGAAGACGGTGTTCAGTGTCGACGCCGGGTTCGCACCCGCTGCGACAGCGTAGACGGTGAAGCCATTGTTCGGCCCGAGTCCCCACATCGTGCTGGGCTGAGCGACGTTGTAGCGCTGGTAGTTGCTGCCGTCCCAGTACAGGTTCGCGCAGGCATTGGTGCCATCTCGGCCCGAAAACATGCTGTACCCGCCAGGTGCCTCGTGCGACAGATCCCGGGGCGCGAACTGCGGCGCCCGGGAGATCGGCGGCGCGGTGGCGTCCGCGCCGTAGGTGACCGTGCCGACGAGCCTCGAGGTGCCGCCCACGACAGCGCTGCGGGCCAGGAACAGGTCGCGAGGGCGCAGCGTCGCCGTGCTGCCGATGTCGTGCGTGCTGTCCGGGCTGAAGGTCAGCGGCTGGGTCAGCGGCATCGTCAGGCCCGGCGACGGCGTGGTCCAGCCCAGCGCATAGTCCGCCGCGCTGCTCTTGGCCAGCACCTGACCGCTCGAGCCGCCCGCCGGGACGCTGCCGCTGCCCGTGATCAGGCCGCTGACGCTCAGGCTGCCGACCAGGCTGGTGGTACTCGAGATGGTCAGCGGCCCAGCCGGGCTGGGCGCAGATAGCAGCCCGACCGCCGGGTTGAGCAGCATCTCATTCGGGACAAGGGTTCTCACACGCTGACCTCACCGGGCATGAACTGGTCGCTCTCGACGCCCCAGGTTACTTCTGCGAGGCCAGGCGTCGGGGCGAAGACGAACTGCTCGCCAGGCGTGTTCCAGAACACCTGCACCTGGCCGATGGTGACACCCAGCGAGCCCGCGGCGATGGTTCGCCCGGCGCTGGTGCCGCTGAGCGAGCGCTTGACCTTGAGGCTGCTGCTGCTGCTCGAAGTGCCGACGACGATGGTGATCAGGCCGATCCAGCGCCGCGCTGTCGTCTTGCCCAGCGTGCTCGAGGTGCCCGTGCTGGCGGCCACGAGGTCGCGGGCGCGGCCCTTGATCAACGTGACGCTGACCGTCGCCTGGCCTGCGCTCGTCGAGCCCGCGAGCGTGCGCCTGCGGCTCGGCACCGCCGTGACAGTCGTCTTGCCTGCGCTCGTGCCGCTGATCGTGGCTCGCGTCTTGGATAGCACGGCGGTCGTGGTGGCCTGGCCAAGCGTGCTGCGCGAGCCCAGGGAGCGCTTGCGGACGATGCTGGCACTGGTGGTGCTCGCGGCCGCACTGGTGCCTGCCAGGCGCCTGCGAGCGGCCACCTGCGCCGTCGTGGTGGCCAGGCCTGCACTGGTGACGCGCAGCGCGCCGCCTGCCAGGACCGCCGTGGTCGTGGCCACACCTGCGGTGCTCGCCAGCAGTGGCCGCCGCCGGGCTGGCGCAGCGGTCGGGCTGGCCACACCCGCAGTGGCCACAGGCGCCAGGCGCCGCTGGCGTGAGGCCGTGGCCGTCGTGCTCGCGACGCCCAGGCTGGCGACGCTGAGCGAGCGCTTGCGCGTCGTGGTCGCCGTGGTGGTGGCCTTGCCCGCGCTCGAGATCGTGCCCAGCAGGCGGCGATTGCCGACGCTGCCCGTGACGGTCGCTCGGCCTGCGCTCAACACGGGTGGCACCTGCGGCGTGACCTTGTAGGCGAAGCCCACGACCGTGGCCTTGCCTGCGCTCAGGATGGCCGCCAGCGGCTTCGTCAGCCGACCCGCGGTGGTCGCCACGCCCGCGCTCGAGACAGCCGTCAGCGTGCGCCTGCGGCCAACGGCGGCCACCGTGCTCGAGGTGCCCGCGCTCAGCGCAGCCAGCGGCCTGCGGCGCGAGGCGGTGGCGGTGGTGCTGGCGAGGCCTACACTGCTGACCAGGCCTGGTGTCCGCCGTCGGGACAGGAGCGCCGTGGCGGTCGCCAGGCCGTTCGCCGGGGCGGGCGTAACAGTCGGCGTGACCTTGCTGGCCGTGCCGCTCACCGTCGCCAGGCCATTCGCACTGACTGGCCCGACCCGGCGCCTGCGACTCGCCTGCGCCGTCGTGGTGGCGGCACCCGTGATGCTCACAGGTGGCACGGTCGGGCTGCTCTTGGTGAGCAGCGCCAGGACGCTGGCGCTACCCTGGCTGAGCGCGTTCAGCGCTCGGCGGCGAGCGGGCGCGGCCGTGGTGGTGGCGATACCCGCGCTCTGCACGGACGCCAGGCGCCGCTGCCGCGAGGCCACCGCGCTCGTGGTCGCCACGCCCGCGCTCGTGCGCACGCCCAGTGGCACGCGCCGGGCGACGCTGGCTGTCGTGGTTGCCGTGCCATTGGCCTGCGCCGCAGCCGCGATCCGCCGCTTGCGCGAGAGGCTCGCCGTGGTCGTGCTGCTGGCGCTCGCGGTCGCCACGAGCGGCCGCTGGCGGCTGGGCTCGAGCAGCGGGCTGCTGGCCACGCCGTTGCTGGTACCGCTCAGGTTCTTGTAGATCGGGCCGCCCGCGACGCCTGCCTTGAAGCTGGCGATGGCGCCGTAGTAGCTGCCGTCAGTGCCTGTCCATGTCGGGTCGCTGGTCGCGGCGGTGGGCTGCAGCAGGTAGCTCGAGTGCGCGCCGAGATAGCCGAAGTAGTCGCCCTCCACGTAGCCGTAGGGCGTCGTGAAGCCCGCGTTGATCGTCGGCGCCACGCTGCGGTTGTGGTTCAGGACGGTGATGATCAGTTGGCCGTCGGTGGTCGGGTCGACCGGGCCAGGCTGCAGCGTGGTGGTGCCGAAGCTGGTCTCCTGATTGGTGTCGTCGAGCGGGTTCGCGTCGGCACCCTTGAAGGCGTAAACCTGCAGGTTGCCGAAGAAGGTCGCATCGGGGCTGCCTGGCACCTCGAGCTTGAAGGTGTGGCCCGGGCCGACGCTGATGCCCGCGGCCTTGACGTAGTAGATCCGGGCGCCCCAGAAGGCCGTGTTCGAGACGCCCTCGAGCCAGGTGTTGCCCTTGCTGTCGCTGAGCACGGGCGGCGGGTTCTCGTTGTGCACGTAGCAGGCGAGCAGCAGGTTGGCACCCGTGGTGTCGATGTCGGTGGTCGTGAAGAGCGTGCCGAAGGGCGAGCCTGGCGAGCGGCCTCGAACCTGCGCCACCAGTTCGTAGGCGCCCGGCGGGGCCACCGCGCCGCCCGAGATGGCGCCTGCGCAGGTCGCCTGGCCCGCGCTCGAGCCGCTCAGATCCTTGTAGCCCGGGCCGACCTCCTCCTCGCCGCCAGCGCGGATGTTGTCGAGGACGTAGACGTAGCGGCCGCCGCCCTCCATCCACACCCCGGCGTAGCCTGTCGCGCTCAGGCCCGTGTCGGTCGCGCTGATCCGCAGCGTGCTGTCGACGTAGACCTCGAGCAGGCTGCCCGTGGCCTTCAGCCTGACACTCCGGGTCACGCCCGTGGTGAAGCCGCTATCGGCCCATGTGCCGCGCTCGACCTGACCGCCGTCCCAGCCCAGCAGCTTCCACGTCATGACCTGCGCATCGAACATGGCCACGTAGCTCGGCGGGTTGAAGCCCGCGGCGTTCTGGCCGCGCAGGCGGACGCCGACCTTGTTGTCGTCGCTACCGTTGCACTTGATCTGCGCCTGGACCTCGTAGTCGGCGGCGGGTGGCGTGGCCAGGTTCAGCGCGTGGCGCTGGCCGAAGGGCTCGCAGGTCAGCGTGTTGCTGTAGATGCCGATCTCGAGACCGTCCTCGGGATTCCACATCTGAACCACCCAGGCACCGCCCGTCGTGGGCGTGTGCGCACCGATGTTGGTACCGTCGGCGTCGGTGAAGGTGTCGGTGAGGAAGTCGGTGGCGGGCGTCGAGCCGCCCGAGATCGCCGCGCTGGCCACCGCGCCACCCGTAGCCGTCACAGGTGGTAGCGCGCCTGGCTCGGGTGGCGTCCCCTGCAGGCGCCACACGCCGCCGCGCCAGTTGGCCGTGTAGATGACGCCCGTGACGGTGTCGAAGGCGGCCTGGACCGGGCCGTTGCGCTGGCCCTCGGCCGACATGGGCGCCGGGCCGAAGGTCGTCCAGGCCGTGCCCGCGGATGCCAGGACAGCCTTGCTCAGCCACGGGTGGTCGCCGTTATCGCCGTTGGTCGGGAACGCGGCGGCGGTGAACATGTTGACGCCGTCGCTGGCCACCGCCTGGAAGTAGCCGCCGCTCAGGCCCGTGCCGACGTTGACCCAGGTGTAGCCGTTGTCAGTCGAGCGGAAGACGGTCTGGTCGACGGCCACCAGCAGGACGCCGCTGGGCGTGCGCGTGAGCGCGTGCGTGGCGCCGTGCGCCATCGTCAGCGCGGTCCACTGCGCCCACGTGTCGCCACCGTCGTGCGTGATCCAGAAGCCGTCGTTCTGGCTGCCGAAGACCCACGTGTTGCTGTCGTTGCCGAACCAGACGCCGTTGCCTGCGCCCCAGGCTGAGCCCGCGGGCGGGAAGTGCGCCGTCCACGTCGCGCCGCCGTCGAAGCTCTCGCAGATGCCCGAGCCACTGTCCGGGACGGGGTTGGTCCAGTAGTAGTGGAAGGTGACCAGCAGGTGATCCTCGAGGTGCGGGTCGGCCGAGATGGTGTAGATGTCGTTGGTGCCGACCAGCGTGCTGATCGTGCTGTTGAACGTATCGACCCAGTTGACGCCGCCGTCGGTCGACTTCCAGACGCCCTGCGCGCCGTGGCCGACGGTGGTGTAGATGGCGCCGTTGAACGGATCGACCGCCAGCGTCCAGTTGCCGCCGCCCAGCAGTTGGCTCGAGCCCGTGCCCGTGCTGCGGTATGCCCAGGTCAGGCCCGCGTCGGTCGAGCGCCAGATGCCCTGGTGGTTGGTGCCCAGGTAGACCGTGTCCGGGGTGAAGGCGTCGACGGCGATGGCGTTGTAGCCGTACTCGTCGGCGCCTGCCGGGTTGGGCACCTCACCCTGGATGCTCTGCCACTCGGTGGGGCTCGGCTGCGGTAGCTCCTCGCCCATGCCAACGGCGTGGTGCGTGGCGATGGTCAGCGGGCTGAGCGCGGCATCGTAGACCGCCACCTGGGTGAACCAGCCGCGTCGGTAGAGGTACTGGCCGCCGTAGTCGGGTGTCTCGCGGAAGCCAAGCTGGAAACGCCAGTTCAGGATCTGCGTCGTGCCGACATCAGTGACGCGGACAACCTCTACCCCGTCGACGTACAGGATGCCATTGAGGCCGTTGCGGACAACGGCATAGTGCTGCCAGGCATCGGTCGTCGTGACGCCTGCGGCCGACATCGCCTGCGTGGGCGTCAGCCCGACGTAGAACTTGGTCAGCGAGTCGTAGTTCCAGGCGTTCAGGCCGATGTTGCTGGCACCGTCACCGAACTCGAAGAACGGCGCGCCCCAGGACTGGTTTGCCGCGTTATCGGCAGCGGTCTGGAAGAACCACCACTCGAAGGTGAAGTTCGTCGTTGCCAAGGCCACGATGTCGGTCGGGTTGGTGTTCATCACCCGGCTGTTGACCGTGCCATCGAGGCGAATCGACGTCGGGCTCGAGTCGCCCGGGATGCCGCTGGCGACGCCCTGCGTGACGCCGCTGAAGATAGTCAGGTCGGTGCTGCCGACCTCATCGTTGATCAGCCCCGCGCCCGCGGCCTCGTGCATCGGCCAGTAGACCGTCAGACTTGGCTCGCCACGGATCAGGTCGCCGTAAACGTCCTCGGGCGGCGCACCGCTGGTCTTGCTGATCGTCGCCGCAGCGGTCGCCACGCCTGCGGTCGTCCGCGAGCCCAACGAGCGCCGCCTGCTCGGCGTGCTGGCCGCCGTCGCCACACCCGCGCTCGAGACGCTGCCGACCGACTTGCCTCGGCGGATGGTGGCGGCAGCCGTCGCGGCGCCCGTGCTCGAGCCCGTCAGGGCACGACGGCGTGAGGTCGCGCCTGCCGCCGTGGCGGTGCCCGCGCTCGAGGCCACGAGGTTGCGGACAATCGGCAGGCCCGTGCTTTCCCACTTGGTCGTGCCAGGCGAGCCGACCGTGGCGTAGCAGCCCGTGGCGATGCTGATTCGCAGCGCCGTGGTGGCTATCGGCAGCGCCTCGTAGAACTTGTTGACCCAGCCGCTACCCGCGACGTAGATGTCGAACCAGACCAGGCTCTGCGTGTTGTCGAAGTTGATGCGGAACGCCAGCGTGTTGGCCGTCCAGGCCTGCAGGCTGACGTTGGTCATCGTGCTGGCGATCTGGTGCTGGCACAGCAACTGGCCGTCGCTGTAGCACATGGTCACCGCGTTGTTGGCGTCGATCTCGACGCGGAAGACCGCCTGGACGCCTGTCGCAGAGCTTGGAAGCTGGGCGATCTGCGCCTGGACTTCCTTGTTGGTCAGGTCGAAGGTGGCGTTGCTATAGATGCCGATGTACTGCCCGGCCACACCCGACGGCGTCTGGTTCAGCGTGCCGCCAGATTCGTCCTGCGTGCCCGTGCCCCAGACGGTCCACAGGCCCGTGTCGATGGGCATCTAGGCCTCGAAGTTGTCCACGGGCCCGGCCAGCGCGTTGTCTGGCTCGCTGATGGATGGCGCGGCCTTCAGCAGCAACCCCGCCCCGGTCTTGTTGGCGATATTGGCCGTAAAATTGAAGTTGTGGGCGGGGCAGGTGACGCTCGCGCCCAAGGGATGCACCAAGTAGTGCCCAAGCCAGCTTTGTGACGTTGGAATGCCAGACGTACCCGCCGCGTCAAGGCTCACCGTCGCCGTGGTGTTCAGGGTGCCTGTCGCGGGATGGCTGATACCCACGACCTCATAGCGGCCTGCGCCAGTCGTCGTTGGCTGCCCGATAGTGACCGTCGTTGTGTTGGACGTGACATACGTCGCAACTGCGGCGCCGTCCACATCCAAGACTTCGCCTGTCTTGTAATACGCCCCGACGCACCACGAGCTAGAGCCATTGTTCATGAACGCCCGCGACAAGGCAGCGCTGTATGGTGCCCAGTAGAAGCAACAGAAGCCGCTTGTTCCGTTGGGGCTGAACGTCGTGCCCTTAATCCACCCGGCCGGGGCAGTGAGCGGGCCCGTCGAAGAGACGGCAGAGCTAGACTCAGCCCAAACGACCAGAAAGTCACCGTCGGTCGTGCCTGGTGGCAAGGCGAGCGTGAAAGCCCCAGCGTTGGCCTGCGTGCCGACCGCTGCCCGGAAGGTGATCTCGGCTGGCAGCGTCTGCAGGGTGAGGGTGTTGGCGAAGTTGAGGTAAGCGGAGATATTTGTGGTGCTGGAGTCGCCGCCGCTGCCGTCGTAGAAGATGGTGTTGGTGTAGGCCGTGCCCATCGTCTGGACCGACGCGGAGCGCCAGATCTCCACAACGATGACGTCGCCAGCGGCGCACGTCACCGCCGCACAGGTCATGTTGTTGTTGGAAAAGCCTTGGCTCGTCGTGGCTGCATTTGCGACGTTCTGCCCGACTGTCGCTAACGTGCCGACCAGCGCACCTGTTGACGGCCGCCACACCCCGACGAAGCTTGTAGGCTGGAAGAAACTGGCGGTGTTGCTATTTGAATAGCCGTACTGCACCGAAATGCTCTGGGCCGCAATGGTCTGCGCCGCCAGTGGTGGGCTGACGAACCTGAGGAACGGCTGCTTTTGGTCCAGCGTATTGTTGGCCGTTGTATACGCCAGGCTCGTTTGGGCGACCGTGCCGATGGTGGTGTTCATCGTGCGGTTGAAGAGCAGCGGTGTGGCGGCTTGCCCATTGCTAACGCCAGGCGTCCACGTCGGCGTCGTTGTCGACGCGCTGGCATTGGTGGCAGGCAGCGTCGGCTGGACCTCGCTGGCCGTGCGATGCAGGTAGAACTTGGTGGGCACTACAACTCGGTGACCTCGAGCGGGCAGCAGCCGCTGAAGCCAGGCCCGACGGGCACATCCATCTCCGCGTCGATGCGCTCGCGGCCCAGTTCCGCGACCAGCCAGGCCAGGTGCGCGAGGGACTCGATCTCGACCAGGCCCTCGGGCGTGGCGATGACCGCGCCGATCAGACAGTCGCCGCGCCGATCACACACGCCCCGCACCTCCCAGCGCCGCCCATCGGTGGACTGGTAGAGCACGTAGCCTGGCTCCTGGCGCTCGATGCGGACGGTCTCGTCCGCCGTCGGTGTCAGATCGGCCCAGGCCACCTCAGTCTTCAGTGACGGTGATGGCGTTTGGCGCGAAGCGCGGTACGTCGCCCACGTTCATCGTCGTCGAGGTGGTGTCGCCCCAGTACAGCATGTTGCCGCTGGTGCTGGCGTCGAAGATGGCCCAGCCGACGACCGTGTAGGCCGACCCGGTAACCGCCGGGAAGGTGACCTCGGCGTTGTTCTGGACCTGATTGGTCGGTGACGTCCAGCCCGCCGCCGCGACCGCCGCCCGAGCGTAGCTCGAGCCCGAGACCTCGACGCCTGCGCTCGCGTCGCTGGGCACCGTCGTCATCAGCGCGATGTAGACCGTTGAGAGCGCGGTGAAGGCTGGCGTGGCGCCACCCTTGAAGATGTGGTTGAGCAGCCGCGTCTCGAACGTGTCGGTCTTGGAGCCTGCCATAGTCTCGCTTCTCCTTAGGGTGGTGGCGGTGCGCCGCCGGGGTCGATGACCGCCATGACACGCTGAATGTAAGCGCGCAGGTCGGAGTCCACGCCATAGTCGGGGGTCGGCCCGCCGCCGCCCGTGCCCGCGGCCTGGTAGGCGATGACCAGCCGCTGGCTGCCGTTGAAGGCATCCGCAAACGTCACCCGCTGGCCGCTCAGCGAGTAGTCGCCGTTGACCTGGCTCTGGACCACGCCCGCTCGAGCGACGGTCAGCAGCACCGCGGGCGCTTGCGCCAGGTCGACGAAGGTGGCCGCCGCCGCGGGCAGGAACTCCTCGTGGACGCCTGCGCCCGTACCCGCGGTGCCTGCCGGGCCTTGCGCGCCGCGAGCGGCGATCAGCACCCACGGGTAGACCAGCGGCGAGGTGCCGACGGCCGGGTCGGCAGAGGCCATGTAGCTCGAGCCCTGGTAGTCGACCGCGTCCCAGATGACGTAGTCGGTCACGGCGGACCAGGCGCCGCGCCAGGTGGCACTCGGACCAGGCGTGCCTGGCGGACCAACGGGGCCGACCGGGCCAGGAGCACCCTGCGGCCCGGTCGCGCCCGGCGGCCCGACAGCGCCTGTCGCACCCGTTGGCCCTGGATTGCCACGTGGTCCAGCGGGACCGTCCTCGCCTGCGGGTCCAGTCGAGCCGGGCGGACCCGTGGCGCCCGTATCGCCCTTGGCGCCTGTCGGACCGGGCGCGCCTGGTGTGCCTGCAGGCCCCGCAGGTCCAGGCGGCCCGGTCGGCCCAGGTGGCCCGGGCTCGCCGCCGTTCGGCTGGGTGCCCGAGCCAGGCTGGCCACTCAGATTCTGGATGACCACGGGCTGCGCCGTGGGCGAGCCGTGGTTGAGCCAGATGAGCATCACCCGGTCGCCGGGCAGCAGGCCATTGTGGTGATGGCTGTGCTCGACGCTGGTGCCGTCGATGGTGATGCCGATCAGCGCCGTCTCGGTGTAGCCCTCGTCGAGCGGCGTGCCCAGCAGGAACTCGAGCACCTGGCCGCCGCCCTCGCCCGGTGGCGCAAACGGTGGCCCGGTCCAGCTATCGGGCTGCAGCGAGCCGTCGCTGTTGACCACGCCGCGCTCGTAGCCCGGCATGTCGCCCGAGCGCGTCGCGGCCAGGAAATCGCGGACGGCCACCGCGACGCTCGAGGCGCCGTCGAGACGGCCGACCATCAGGCCTTCTTGCTCGAGGTCTTGGTGGGGGTGGCGTTGACCTTCTTGAAGACGGCGTCGTTGCGCCGTACCTCATAGCGGCTATAGCCGTTCAGCAGCGAGCCGATGCCGATGCTCGAGGGCTTGACGCTGCCGCCCGACTCGAGCACCTGGCCGCCGCCCAGCCACATCGCCACGTGCGGGTAGGCCATCCCTGTCTGGCTGGCACCGCCGTCCCAGTACAGGATGTAGTCGCCCGGCATGGCCTGGTCGGTGCCGTTGGTCTGGATCAGCGCGCTGGCCTGCGCGATGGCGTCGGTGGTCGTGCCCGTGGTGCCGCCAAGCTGGCGCGTCATCCACGAGACGAAGCCGCTGCAGTCGGTGCCGACGTGGTGCATGTCCTTGCTGAAGTCGGTCCGCCCCGCGGCGCCGCCAGCGACGTAGGCCAGGCCCATGACAGGCTTGGCGATCTGCTTCAGTAGCGTCGCGCCCGCGGTGGTGCCCGTGCTCGCCGTGCCCGTGCTGGCACTCGTCTGCTTCAGGTCCGCGAGCGCCGCCTCGAGCGCGGTCTGGCGCGTCTTGCGAGCGATCTCCTCGGTCGTCGTCAGGCTCATCTGCATCGTGCGGCCGACGAGGTCCATGCTCAGGCCCGCGACGATGAAGTGGTTGTCGACGATGCCGTCAGTGATGTGCACCCGCTCCCACTTGTAGACCCCAGGCACCGCGAAGCCCGTGTGCGAGTAGGTCCACGTCGGGAAACCCTTCTCGGCCAGGATGCTCTCGGCCTCGAGCCGCGCCGCCTCGTGCGAGTCGGCCTCTGCGCTGTAGACCATCTCCTGCGCGCCCGTGAAGCCCGCGTCGCTCGAGAGGGTCTTGATGACCTGCACCTGCGCGTTCTCGTCGTCTTCGTCGCTGCCAGGCACCGTCGCGACCACCTGCACGGTGTTGATCAGATCGCTGATCGAGCCCTTGATCGTGGTGTTGACCGCCACACCGCCCGTGCGGAAGTGGTATATGACGGGGTTGCTGGCCGGGCGGATGCACTCGAGCTTGCCCTGGACGGCGCGCAGCTTGAGCGAGCCGCCGCCCAGGACGGCGACCCGGTTGAGCGCCTTGGTCAGGCCGTCGATCATCGTGTCCTGGCGCATCGTCAGCACGCCCAGCTTGACGCCCGGCTCCTCGATGTAGCCAAGCTCGATGGTGGCCTTGGCGGCGTAGGCGCGGATGACCTCGGTCAGCGTGGTGTCAGGGCCGAAGATCAGGTCGTACTTGCTGCGCAGGGCATTGTGCAGGCCGTCGTAGGCGACGATGCCAAAGCTGGCGCCGTTGGTGGTGCGGTCGCCCACCTCCATGATCGTGCCGCGAAACATCTCGACCAGCGTGCTCTGGCCCGCCAGCAGCCACAGCGGCGTGCCCATCGTGCACAGTTCCCAGAGCGGGCCCAGATCGCTGTCGACGTCCGGGATGCCTGCGCTGACCCGCGAGGCGACCTCGCCCTCCTGCTGTTCGAAGCTGAGCGAGACGAACGGGATGTGGCGCAGCTTGGCGTCGGTGGGGCTGCTCAGCGCCAGGCTGTAACGCGTCGACGACAGATCCTCGAGCGTTGGTCGCGCCAGGTTGACCGACGGCGCGACGTCGGCCTCGGTGGCCCGGTCGAGCAGCGCCAGGATCTCCTCGGGCACGACCGACATCAGGCGGCCTCGACGAAGACATCGTTGGCGGGCCCAAGCTCGTCGGTCGAGGGCTCGACGTCGGCGCGCTGGCCACCCGGGATCTGTAGCTCCATGCCGGGGTGGATCAGGTCGGGGTTGCTGCCGATGAGTTCCTTGTTGGCGTCGTAGATCTCGCGCCAGCGGCTCGAGTCGCCGTAGACCGCCTTGGCGATCTTGATCAGGTAGTCGCCTTGCTGGACGATCCACGTGCTCGGCGTGGGCGCCGTCTCGCCGCCGTCGTCGGGCGTTGGACCCTCGCTCGAGACACCACCGCTGATCGTGCCCGCGGCGTCGCCGTCGATGCTGATCTGGATGGTCCGCGCCTCGACTAGCTCGAGCGAGTAGGCGATGTCACCGAAGCCGCCCGTGGGCTTGTAGGACCAGCGGGCGATCCAGACGTCCTTGTTGACGTTCGAATCGCTGATGACCAGGCTCAGCGTGCGCCGCTGCCGCACCTGCTGGTCGACCCAGTTGTCGATCTGCGCGACGATGTCGACAGGCGGCCGCCAGTTCCTGATCAGCGGCGTCAGCGCCACGCGGGCCGGGCCATAGAAGGTCGCATCCCAGGCGTAGGTCGTGCTGGCGCGGCCGTTCGGCAGGCGGACCTCGCCCAGGCCGTCGATGTTGACCGTGGTGAAGTTCGGCGCGCTGAGCACGGTGAACTCGGTCGGGTTGGATGGCAGGATCAGCGCGTTGACGCCACCCGGGTCGTCGGGCCCGCGCAGGATGAACTCGATCATGTGGCCCCGCCCTCGAGCGCCAGGTTGCCGAACGCCAGCCGTAGCTGGCTGCCCAGGAGACTGAAGAGGCGATTGCTCTCGGCCTCGAGCGCGGCGGTGATCTCCTCGCCCACACCGGGCGCCGCACCCTCGGCGTGGATCTCGAAGACGGGCGCGAAGACCACGCCGCCGCCCAGGCCGCGTAGCTGGCCGGGCGTCAGGACGAACTCGTTGCTGCCCGTGCCGTTGGCGGCCAGCGTCAGGCCCGGTGGCAGCACGCCACCGCTGTCGTAGGGCTGGTAGGCGCCGCCCGCGGCGAGTGAACGTACACCTGGCACCGCCGCGATGTCGCCGTAGCGGCTCTGGATGTAGCGGATGCCAGCGATGATCTGCGCGATGGGGTCCATCGGGTCGAGGCCCGGCGGCGTGTAGGCGGCGCGGTTGCTGCCCGTTAGCTGCATCAGACCGACGCTGGCGTTGCCTGCCTGGGCGTTGACGTCGGTCATGTTGGCCGCCAGCGGATTGCCGCCCGACTCGTGCTGGATGATCTGGCTGAGCGGCCCGGCCCAGCTTGCGGGCACGCCCGTGGCGCGGATGGCCGCGTCGATCCAGCCGCCGACGTCGCTGCCGCCGAAGACGTTCGACAGGCCCGACATGAACGACATGATCTCGGGCATGCGCGCCTCGAGGCCGCTGATCAGGCCGCCCATCAGGCTCGAGCCGATCTCCATCATGACCGTCGAGGGCGAGTGGATGCCCAGCGCGTTCTTGATGAACTCGGGGATCTTGTCGGTGACGTTGGACCGAATCCAGGCCTCGAGGTTGACGCTGCTCATGCCCGAGATCAGGCCGCCGATGATGTCCGCGCCCGCCTGGCGGATCTTGCTGATCGTGGTGCCGACCATGTCGAAGAAGCGGCCGATGGCGGCCGTCACGGCGTCCCATAGCGGGCTCGCGGCCTCGAGCAGGTTGTTCAGGTTGAACAGCGCGCCGTGGACGACCTTCAGCGCGGCCCACAGCGTGTTCAGGATGCCGACCACCTGCAGGACGAACGGCCCGAGCGGCACGGCCAGCAGCAGCCAGGCCTGATCCTTGAACTGCGTCAGCCAGTCGACCAGGCCAGCCAGCGGGTCACGCATCTTCTCCCACAGGCGGCCCATCTCGCCCCAGATGCCGTTCAGTTCGGCGGCGATGCCTGCCAGCGGGTTCAGCACAATCGCCAGGACGCCGAAGTCGCGTTGCGCCTGCTCGACCGCGGGCTGCCCGGTGGTGACCGTGTCGTAGAAGGACTGCGCGGCCTTCTGCGCCGCCTTCCAGGCTTCCTCGAGCAGCGGCTTGAGCGCGGCGGCCAGGTCGCGCAGCCGGGGCAGTACTTGCGACTCGATAAAGTCTTTGACCTGCTGCAGGATTTGCATGACCGCGGGCCAGGCTTCCTGCGTGAACCAGTGCCAGGCCGCCTGGCTCTTCTCGCCCACCCACGACCACAGCTCCCCGAGCTTGGGGATGACCTCGCGGACGATGAAGCTCATGACCGCGCCCATCGCCTCTTGGATCGCGGGCCAGGCGGTCGTCGCCATCCAGTTCAGCGCGTTGCCGACCGCGGGCCCGGCGATGTCGTTGATGAAGCTGGTCAGGCCCGTCACGTCCATGCCCGTGAGCGTGGTGAAGGCCGCGCCCAGCGAGATCACCGCGTTGCGCAGGTTGCCCTTCTGCAGATCTTGGAAGGCGAAGCCCAGCCACTTGCCGACCTCTTTGAGCGTCGGGATCAGCCGCATGAACCTGTCGAGGAACGGCTGCAGGAAGTTGGCGACGCTGTCACCGAAGGTCTTGCGGATCAGGTCGTGGATCACGCCGATGGCGCCGGGCGTATCGTCGAAGGCCTTCTGCAGCGCCTTGACGGCGTCGACCGCCGTGCCGAACAGGTCGGCCGCGTCCTCGACGAACTTGTTGACGGCATCGCCCGCGCCCTTGGCCCACTCTTCGAACTGCTCGGTCGCCAGCATGTCGTTGAGCGCGCCCGCCCAGCGCTTGGCCGTCTTGAAGAACGGCTCGAACATCTTGGCCGACGTGATCTTGATGACGTCGCTGAGCGTGCTGGTCAGGCCCGTCCACGTCGTGGCCTGCTTGTCCATCGCGCCGTTGAAGCGGCCCAGATCGGCCGTCATGGCCTTCCAGACCTCGTCGCCCTTCTTGCCTGCCTTCTCGAGCGCCTCGATCTTGGCCGCCGCCTGCGGGCTCAGAATGGCTAGCTCCTGCAGGCGCATGCGCGCCTCGCCAAAGGGCTGACCTGCCTGGATCGCGGCGTAGGCGCGGCCGAACCAGAACGACACCTCCTTGATGTCGCTCGAGGTGCCCGCGGCGGCATTGCCGAACATGGTCATGTTCTCCATCGTGTCGAGCGCGCCGCCGCCGAAGGTGCGCAGCGTGCGCGCAGCGGCGATGACGGGCTCAGACTCGAAGGGCGTCTTCTTGGCGAACTCGAACAGGTCGGCCACGTGCGTCCGCGCCGCGTCGGCATCGCCCATCAGCGTCTCGAACTGCATCTGGCTCGTCTCGAGGCTGCTGTTCATGCCCAGAATCGCGCCCTGGACCATGCCCGCGCCCTGCGCGATCAGGCTGAAGGCCATCGAGCCGATGCCCTGCCCGACGCCCTGCAGGATCTGGTTGCCCGCACCGCGCATGTTGTTGAGCATGTTGTGGAACGGCTGGCTAAACCGATCCAGCATCGTCACGGGCACCTGCGCACCGCGCCGGGCCAGGGCGACGGCGCTGTTGACCATGCTCATCAGCGGCCGCGTCAGCATGTCGGTGACCTTGACGACGACGTTGAAGGGCGCCTTGCTGATGCGGTTGAGGTCGGCCTCGGTCTTCTGGACGTTCTTCTGGACGGTGTTCAGCGCGGCCTGCGACTGGTCGCGGACCTCGACCTGAATGACCTCGTGGTAGATCTGGTTGGCGGCCACCTAGTGCCGCCTCGGGCGCGCAGGTGGCGCCTGGCCAGCGGCCGTCTGCTGCCGCCGCAGGTGCTCGAGTTGCTCGGACTCCTGGCGGCCGCTCTCTAGCTCACTGGCGTAAATGAACACGCGACACCCCCGGCACATCGGCTCGGCGGCTGACGCCCGACCCTCGTACTGGCATGGTGTGAGGTGATGCTTCTGCCAGAGGCGGTGATAGAGCGTCAGGCGGCGCCCGCCGAACCTTATGGTTTTGCGACCTGCTCGGCCTCGGACTCGCTGCGCGTCATCAGCCCCGAGTGGCCGTAGATGACGTTGACAGCCTGCAGCTTCTCGCCCGCGTCGAGCATCGCCTCGATGACCTCGACGCCGTTGCCTGCGCGCAGCTTCTGCACCAGTTCCTTGCGGTCCCAGTACTTGGCCTTGTCCTCGGGCACGGTCGCGTTGTAGATCACCCAGGCGCGCATCCGGGCCTGGTTGACGCGCTCGACGCGTGGCCCGCCGGGGATGTCCGGGTTGGGCACCCAGGTCGTGCCGCGCCGCGTGGCGGCCTCGATGTCGGCGTCATTCTGTTTCAGGAAGCGGACGCGCATGGGCTCGGTCACCCGTTCGCCCTGCGCGTCCGTCACGTAGGTGCCGTCCGGGCGGCTCAGTGGGAACTGGAACCTCGGGAAGGTTGCCACCGCGACCGCCACCTGCGCTTCCTCGATGGCGCCGAAGAGCCCGGCCAGGATGTCGGGCTCGGCTGCCTGGTAGAACGCCCGCTCCTGCTCGGCCGTGCGCGGTGGCGTGCTGCCGTCCTCGGGCGTGTGCAGGACCGCGGGCTTGACCTCGAGTTCCTCCTCGAGGTGGGTGATGCCGTTGCTCGGCAGGTCGCTCTCGGGAATGTGGACGATAGGCTGCTGCTGCATTGGAAGACCTTGTGGGCGCTTACGCGCCGAGTGCCGCGTCGATGTCCGGGATCTCGAGGACGCGGTAGCTGTGGTCGCGAGTCATGGTGTCGCCCGGGCTGACCGCCGCCAGGCGGAAGGCGCCGTCAGGCACGCACTTGTCGCAGATGTAGCGGCCAACCGACCCATCGGGACGGAAGACCTCGCCAACGAACCTGAAGTTGGGTTGCGCGACCGACTTCAGCATCCGCAGGCGCTCGACAGGCAGGGTGTCGTCGATGGTGATCTCGGTGAACGTCAGCGTGAAGGTGACACTCTGCAGGACCGGGATGGGCGCGATCACCCCGACTGGCTGCGTGTCGCTGTTGCTGTAGTTCTCCTGAATCTCCCAGGCACTTGTGGCGCCGAACGGCTGGCCGTCCCAGTAGAAGGCGCCTCGGAAGCCCGCGATCAGCAGCGTCGGATCGACGGGCCGGGTGTTCATCGTCATGGCTTCTGCTCAGCGTCCTCCTCGTCTTGGTCGCCCGCGGCGGGCAGCGGTGTCGGCTCTGGCTGCGGCTGCGGCAAGTCCTGATCGGGCTGCGGTTGTGGCTGCGGCAGGCTCTGATCGGGTGCGGGCTGGTCGGCCTGGCCTGGCGGGCCGCCCTGCGGATGTGCGCCTGTCTGGCCAGGCGGGCCACCCTGTGGGTGCGCGCCCGTCTGGCCGGGTGGTCCGCCTCGCGGATGCTCCTTGTCCTTGTCGTTGTCGGGAGGCTGGGTCATGGCTGCTGTACTCCTATGGGAACATCGCGTTCAGGATCAGGCGCTCAGCACCGTCGGCGTCGACCAGATTGGTGAAGACGAAGAAGGCCTCGTCGGCGGCCGCGTTGGGCTGGCGCGTGACGTCGACGGCCACCGTGCCGCTGATCAGCGCGCCGCTGGCGATGTAGCTGTTGACGATGGCCTGCGCCGCCGTCTTGAGCACGCCGCGCCCCGTCTCTGTGTTGTTGACCTGGCCGATCATGTCGTCCCACTGCGCCGTGATGTCGTCAATCAGGTAGAAGCGCGTCATCACTCGGCGCATCTTGCTCCAGGCGCTCGACATGCCCTCGGCCCACACTGGCGGCAGCGCCGGGTCGACCAGGGTGTTGACGCCTTCAGAGATCCACACCCGCCCGCGGAAGCTCATGCTGAAAGTCGACAGGCCCGACAGCTTGGCCTCGGTTAGCTGGTCGTCGGTCAGCGCGCCGACCAGGCCAGTCGCGTCGGGGATGACGCGGTGCGTCAGTTGCTGGTTGGGCTTGCAGGCGGTGTAGGCGCCCGCGAAGCGGGCGGCGGCCAGGTAGCCGTCGCAGGCGATGACCTCGAGCCCGTCGGGCCCATGCCGCTCGAAGCCGTTGCCGACGATGATGATGGCCGGGTTGTTCGAGCCCGACGCTCGCGCCTTGCGGCTGGCCCACGTCTCGGTGATCGGAATGCCCAGCACCGCGACGCGACGGCGGCCGTGCATCTGCTGATCGTCGACCCAGGCCTGGATGATGTCGTGGACGTCCTCATCCTCGCTGTCGACGACGGTGACGAAGAAGTTCTCCTTGCCCAGTTCGGTCAGCGCGGCGCTGTAGCTGGCGTCGTCGACGGTCGGTGGCGTGCCTGCCGGGATGGCCTTCTGCGCGACGTCCTTGATCGTGCCGTCGCCTGGCGCGGTCTTGGTCACCGTGATGAACTGGCTCCTGTTGCCCACCGCCGCGATCAGGCCGTCGATCTCGTTGTAGGTGCCGTTCTTTTTCGGGAAGGACCACAGTTCGCGCTGCACCGTGCCCTCGTAGACGACCAGTTCGCGCACGTTCGGGTCGCTCAGATTGGCGCGCACGCTGTAGCCGAACGCTCGAGTCCCGGGGTAGAGCACACGGATGTTGCCGACGGTGGCCGACGCGGTATCGGTCAGCGTGTCGGTGCCTGCCGTGCCGCCCGTGCCCAGCCTGACCACGACGCCTGTCACGGCGCCGCCGTTGAAGACCTCCTCGGCGCCATCCATCGTGTTGCCCGCCTCGCCAGAGGGGCCGTAGGTGTCGGAGATCTGGCTGCGGCTGAGCATCTCGACGGCCGTGTTGAGCGGGCCCCAGTTGGCCTTGCCGACATAGCCGAAGCGGCCGCGAATGAAGCTCGGCAGCGGCGTGCTGGTGGTGATCCGCAGACCGACGCCTGCGCGAATCATCACCTCGTTTGGACGAACGATCTGGCCCGGCATCAGGCGGTGCCTCCCTCAGCGTCCTCGGCAGGCGCGGCCTGCTGGTCTGGTGCGGCCTGCTGCTGCGGCGATTGCCCGCTCTCGATCTGCTGGATCAGCGCGTCGGCCTCGGCCTTGGTGATGCCCACCTTGTCGTTGCTCTGAAACCACGCCTGCGCGAGGGCCCGGTCGCCAGAGCTACTCAGGGCGCGGGCCACATCCTCGGCGCCGTACAGCGGCTCGGTCGGCACTTCAACGGATTGCGGTTCTGGCTGGGTCATGCATTCCTCCCGTCAGGGTTGTGGTTCAGGCGATTCGCCAACCAACGTGCCGTCTCGCACCTCGACGTGCTCGAGTGGAATCGAGATGGCTGGGTCAGGCGGCACGGGGTGCTCGATCCACGGATGGTTCGGGTCGGTCGGCACCCAGGGATGGTTCGGGTCGCCAGGTACGCTCGCCCAGTAGTTGCCGTTGACTGCGCCGTAGCTGACGTCCACGCTGATCTGACCGTCCTGATGCGGGTCGGCCTCGGGCTCGGCGCGAGTGGCCTCGATGGTCGCCAGGTAGGTGTCGGCGTACCGAATGGTGGCTCGCGGCAGGATCGCCGCCAGCCTGTCGAGGTGCTGGATGACCTCCTGCGGGTCGGTGGTCACGATGTGCCCATTGAGCGTCGCCCGCATCTTGTCGAGCCAGACGTTGTAGTGGTCGGTCTCCTGGCTGATCCGCGGGCTCGAGGTCACCTGCCACCAGATGTTGGCGTTTGGGCCGAAGGTCGTCGTGCTCCAGGCGTTGAAGGCCTCGGCCAGCGGGTGGATGGCGCCCGGCGTGGTGCTGGCGATCTTGATGCTGTCGAAGCGCAAGGGCCGCGTGTAGGCGTCCCACTCGGCCACGGGCGTGTCCTGCGTCGAGACGCCCGCGTAGCTCAACTGGTAGGCCGTGCCGTCGACGTCAAGGATCTGCTTGTCCAGGCGCAGCAGCACCAGGCCGCACAGCAGGTCGAGCGCCTGCCAGGTCTCGTCGTCGGCGTAGGGCCAGATCTCGATGGCATCGCCCAGGTTGCCCCAGTACTGGCCGACGGTCTGCGGCCCGAAGCGGACGATGACGAACGGCAGCGCTTGCGCCTGGCCCGTGGCAATCGGGCTGGCCAGGTCACCCTGCGTCTTGGCGCCCTCGAGTTCGATGACGTCGTCGCGCCACGGATCGGAGCCATCCCCGATCAGCGCCACGCGGACGGCCTCGCGTAGCGTCACCAGTTCGCCCACACGCGCTGGTAGGCGCGCCGCACCCGCTGGCGGTAGATCAGCGCCGTGGGCCGCACGATGGCGTACTTGCCCGCGTTCTTCAACTCGAGCCAGATGCCGTAGTCCATGCCGTGGCTCAGCCGCAGCGAGATGCGCGTGCGCTGCGGCGCCTGGGCCACTGCGACCGTGCCTGTCAGGCTGTTGCGGGCGTTGCGCGTGATGTCCTGCCAGGGCGCATGTGTCTTCATGTGCGCCTCGGCCTCGCCACCCAGCGGCTGGATGGCCATGATCGTGGCGGCGATGTGACGGCGGACCTTGTTGTAGATCGAGCCGCCGACGTTCTGATGATTGACGTAGGGCACTAGCTGACCCGCACCAGGCCGCACTGCCAGCCGACGTTCTGGCCCTGGACGCTCATCTGCTGGACCCGGTCGAGGCGGAAGCGACCGTAGACGGGGTGGGCTAGCTCGAACTCGGATTGCGCGTCGATCTCGCCGCTGGGCCACATCTCGAGCCCGTCGGCCAGCTTGAAGCTCGCGCCCCAGGTGATGTCGCGGTCCTGGCGCAGTAGCTCACCGCCCTGGTTGCCGCGATCCGCGCTGGCGCCGCCCTGCCAGTAGACGTAGGCCTGGTACGGGCCGAAGCTCGAGCGGGCCTTGCGCAGGTAGCCCTCACCAGGCTGGCGCGCCTGGCGGATGGCTGCCTCGAGCGTCACCTGACAGCCCAGCTTGTCGATGGTCTGCTCGCGAGCCCCGAGCACCTGTTGCGCCAGCAGCGTCAAGGTCGGCATGGTCACTCAGGGAGCGTCGCGGTGTAGGTCTCGGCCGATGGCCAGCGCCAGCCCGCCTTGATGTAGTACAGCAGCCGTGAGGGGTCGCCTGGCCACCAGGGCGTGGCGCCCGAGCCCAGCCACGGATCGCCGTAGCTGTTCGGATCGCTCGAGGCCGTGTAGGGCGCGTTGATGCCTGGCAGCGCCACCGCTCGGATGCTCAGGATGCGCGCCCCACCGCCGCCGACGGCTGGTGCAGAGCCGATGGGGATCTGGTTCCACCAGTACTGGACGATGTTCTCGCAGATGCCCGTGACGTCGCCCGCGGCGGCCTCGGACCACTTGAACTGCTCGCTGCCCATCTGCGCCGAGACCAGCGTGCCGCCGCCCGACTCGAGCGCCTGCAGTGACAGGCGCATGCACTTGACCACCCAGCCGCGCCACGAAGCCTCCTCGATGGTCTGGCTCTGGATGAGCAGGTTGTCGATCTCGGCATCCGCAAACATGGTGTCTGCGTCGCTCCCGCCGGGCGGGATCGTCTCGTCGAGATTCATGCGCAGCGTCAGCCGCAGGTCGTCGGTCGGCGTCATGGTGATTTAGGCGCGCTGCTGCTCCCGGGCGGCGCGCTGCTGCTCCTGCTGCGCGGCGGTGGCATCGAGCAGCTTCTGCTGATTGGCCTGCGCGGCCTCGGCCGCCTCGCGGTCCTGCTCGAGTTTGGTTTCCGCCGCCTCGCGAGCGCTCACCTCAGCCGCCTGGGCATCAGGCGCCTCGAGCGTGTTGCCCGTCAGTTCGGCCCACAGTTCGTTGCCCGCGGCCGTGCCGCGAATAAGTTGCTCGTCACCTGGCCGGGGCAGCGGCGCGGGGCCAGCCACCTCGATGGTGCCTGGCGCGGGCGAGACGGTTGGCGCGGCCGCCACCGCCGCCGGGTCGGTCGGGTCGGGCGCCACGGTGATCGGCGTGCCTGGCGGAATATTGGTCACGCCCTCGGCGTGCATACCGACGGTGCCGACCGGGTAGGTCGGCGTGTGCTGGACCTCGACAGGCGTCTCGGTCGGGCTGGCTTCGATGTCCTCGCCGCTCTTGGCGGGCTCGGGTGCTGCGGTCACGGCAGTCCTCGTGCGACGCGTGGTGGTCGTCGTGGTAGGCGCGGGAGCAGGCGCCGGGGTCGGCGTCTGCTCAGCAGGCTGCTCGGTCATGTGCCCTCCTTACGGCAGCGTGACTTCCTCGACGCAGTTGGGCGGCGAGATGAAGACGCCTCGGCGGGCGCGAGACACGATCTGCTGCTGGATGAGGCGGCTGAGATCGCCCACGCCCGCGTCGGTCCGCAGGTCGTGCTTGACCAGTTCGATGAGGTAGGTGCTGGTGTCCACGAGGTAGGCTTTGTTGGTCGCCACGCCGGGATAGACGTACTTCCGGGCGCCGACGGTGATGCTGTAGCCGTCGTAGAAGACCAGCGTGTCGATGCCTGCCAGTGCCGGGTACTCGGTGCCGCTGACCACGAAGCGCTGCAGCGCCTCCTCGATGTCCCAGCGGCGGCTCGAGTGCGCCAGCAGGACGTTGGGCGAGCGGCCCAGGCCCGTGTCGGTGCCCGTGTCGCTGCCTGCGTGGATCAGGCCCGCCTTGAGCGTGGCGCGCATCTTCTCGCGGAAGGTGGTGTTGGCCGTCGCGTCCGCGGGCGTCTGGTTCTTGGCCGCGTAGGTGTAGCTGGTGATCGGGTAGAGGTGGATGTGGTTCAGCAGCGCGTTGTAGGCCCGCCCCAGGGCCTCATTGAGTTGCGTGATCTCCCACGTCTTGTCGTACTCGACCAGATCCTCGGTGTACTCGAAGCCCGCGGCGTAGGTGACCAGCGGCACCGTCTGGCGTGGCGTGAGCGTGCGCGTGCCGAAGCGGACCTCGCCGCCTTCCATGTGCTGCAGGAAGACGACCGACGCTCGCGCCATGATCGCGCCGACATCGACGTTCTCGGTCAGGTTGGCGTCGGTGATCGTCCGCGTGTAGACCGCCGGGTACAGCAGCGGCACCTGCTCGCGGCCCAGGTTCAGGTCGACGACCGTCTTGGTGACGAACTGCGCCAGGTTGGGCGGCGTGGCGATGATCTCACCAGCCACCGGGCGGGCGTTGAGCGTGGCCAGGTACTCGCGCACCGGGCGGTTGAGGTCGTAGGTGTCCATCTCGCCCGCGGCGATGTGGATCGGCACCTCGAAGGGCTGATCCCAGATGGTCGCCTGGGCCGTGTAGGTGCGCTCGCCCTGACGCCGTTCAGCGCGCAGCGTTGGGGCGTCAATGATTCGGATAGCCATCGTCTACTCCTCCCTCAGGCCAGCCGCTGCGGCAGCATCAAGAAGCCGATGACGTTATCCGCGTTCTTGGCGATGGTGATGCGGCCCACCGGGAGGATCGTGCCCGAGACGGCCGCCTTGGTGAACAGCTTGGTCGTGATGTTGAAGTTGACGACGTCGCCCACCGCGTAGGCCTCAGCCGTCGTGATCTGATCCGTGTCGTACTGACCCTGCTCGATGTTGATGGCGATGACCGCCGCCCCGGTCGAGACGGGCTTGTCGTCGAACTCGGCCAGGCCGAAGAAACCGTCGATGTATACGAACTCCCCCTGCGCGACGACGGTGCCGCTCGGCACGGTCACGTCAACGCTCAGGCCATCGGCCATCTTGTGGCCATTGGTGTTTGCCATTGGTAGCTGGTCCTCCTCTCCTGGCTAGCTCAGATCGACCGTCGGCGCGTCGGCAAGCCCACGGGCTCGCGGCTGGCGCCGTTGTGCATCTCACCCGCGGACCCGGTCGCGGTCGGGCGGATATGCGCGCTGCCCAGGCTGGCCTCGAGGATCGGCTTGATCTCGGGCACGCCCTTGGCCTTGGTGATGGCGCTCTTGATCGCGGTCTCGTCGGCGCCTGGCTGTAGCTCGAGCAGCGCCGTGCTGGTGACCAGCGGGCGGACCGCCGTGGGCACCGCCATCTCGCCACGGGCGACAATCGCTTCGACACTCGAGCGCAGCGCCTGCTGCGAGGTCGTGGCGACGGCCGTCTGGAGGTCGGTCACCCGCGTGCGGACCGCCGCCGCATCGGCCGTCTCGGCCAGGCCCAGCGCGCTGCGCATCTCGCCCACGGCCGTCTCGGCCGCCTGCAGCCGCTGCCACTGCGCCGCGTCGATCAGCGGCGCCACGGTGGCCAGGTCGAGGTTCATGGCCGCCAGCAAGTCCTGCGGGCGGTGCGCCTTGGCCATCTCGCCCGCGGCCACGTGCTGCAGGGTCGCCTGGTCGAGGGCCTCGGCCACGCCACGACGGTCAGTGGCCAGCAGCCCGGGCAGCACATCGTTGGCGCGCCAGTTCATCGCCTGCAGCACCTGGCTGGCGGGTGCGCCGTGTTCACGCAGCGCGTCGAGCGCTTCTCGGACGGTTGTCATATGACCGCTCCCTGTAGTTGTGATCTGGTCGTCGTCGAGCGGCGCCCGACTTTCGAACGGCTCGCCGCCGATGGCATCCATCTCGCCCCAGGCGACCACTCTGGATGAGGGCATCCCGGCTCGATCCAGTGGCGCCCAGTCGATCCCCAGCGGCTCGAGGTCGACCACCTGCGTCTCACCGCCGACGCGTGACAGCACGGGCCGCGTGAAGATGCTGGGCTGCGTAATGCGCTTGGCTCGAATCCAGCGCTTCAGATCCGGGGCGGTCTTGTCGATAACGCCTCGGAAGTAGGCCTTGTCGTTCTGCCACAGGGCGCCGATCCAGTGCGTGGCCGGGTCGACGAACTGGCTGGCGACGTCCTCGTCGCGCTGGTGGCCCTTGATGCCCGCCAGCGTCTTGGTCTGGACGTGCGTGACCATCTTCTGCAGCGCCGCGGGCGTGTAGTTCCAGCCCCGGCTGCTCTTGCCTGGCGCGACCTCGATGACCACCTCCATCGGGTCGTCGTCGCCCTTCAGCAGGTGCTGACGCTCGGCCTCGGTGAAGGCGCTCGAGAGGGGGATGTCGCTCGGCGCCATCTCGCCCACCGCGCCTGCCAGGACGTGCATCTCACCCGCTCGAGCCACAAAGCCGTCGGGCAGCGGCAGGTCGTGCTCGACGTAGTGCTTGCTCAGGTGGCGGATGGCGACGCTGCGCTCGGCCTCGCTCAGGTCGCCCAGCGCGGCCGTGGCGGCCTGCAGGCCCTGGCGGTTGAGGATGACCTCACCGTCGCTCGAGATCTCGTGGTGCGCGCCCCAGTGCGTGCCTGCGGCCAGCCGGGCGGCGTAGACCTCGTGCGCGATGGCCTCGTCGGCGTCGGCCAGTTGGTCACGCAGCGCGAGCGCCTCGGCCTCAGACCAGGGCCGTGTCGAAACCCGCGTGCGGTTGATGCGCAGCAGCACGGCCCTTAGCGCGGGACCGTGACGATCAGACCAGTCGACGTGCTCTTGATGGGGCCGCTGTAGTTGAGGCTGGCAGCGGCGTAGCGCGGCACCTGCGAACTGAGATTGCCGCCCGTGTTGGTGACGATGAAGCCACTGTTCTGCTTCAGGTAGGGATTCTGGCTCGCGCTCGCCTTGACCACGTAGCCACTACTGCCCGTGCGTCCTGTTGCCATTCAGGCCTCCCTCACTTGACCACGCGGTAGGCCGCGCTCGGCGGCACCGGGCTCGACTGGACGATGCCCTCGCCGCTCTGCCGTGGTGTGCCCCGGTCGACCGGGACGACGCCGTTCGGGCCAGGTGCGCGCTGCGTGATGTTGCGCGGGCCAACCGACGCGGCCACCGCAGGCGGCACGATCTTGGGTGCGTAGCGGCCATTCGACTGGCGCATCTGCACGCCCTTGCGGTTGACGATGACCACGTTCGCCATCAGCGGCCCTCCTGTCACGGGGTCGTTAGCGTAGCACGACGCTCCCGTCGCGCAAGGACCAGCCCCGGGGAAGGAAGGTGTCCTGGCGCCGCGCCCGTGTGTGCGATGTCCGAACCTGCCCACGGACGACGTGACCAATGGGCATAGCTGGAGAGGCGCGGTCGCCCGGTTTGCTCGCCAGGCGTGGACAGCGCACCGGGGTGGGACGTCAGGACGGCGCTAGTCTACGGGCGGCTCGAGTGGCGCCGTCAAGCGGCGCGAGGCCGCGCTGGCGCGCTCGTCGAGCCAGGCCGCCTTCTCGCTCGGGCGGACCACACCCAGCGCCACGTCACGCCAGAAGTCGCGGTCGATAACGGCCTCCTCGAGGTGGGCGCGGGCCTCCTTGAGTTGCGCGTCCTTGGACGCGATCAGTGCGTGGAACAGAAACGAGATGCTGCCTGTCAGGGCGCCGATGACCGCGCCCAGCGTGAGCAGGTCTTCGCCGCGCTGTGAGAGAACCGATGCAAGCCAGGCCTGGATCTGCTCAAGCACGTGGTGGGCGAGTCGGCTTGGGCGGTGGTGTCGGCTTGGGCTCCTTGGTCGGTTTGGGCTCCTTGGTCGGCTTCGGGCCTGGCCGTCCAACCTCGACAGGCGGCGGCTGCGTTGGCCGTGGCGTGTTGGTCGCCTGCGGTGGCCTCGGCGTGTTGGTCGCTGGCGGGCCTGGCCGTGGCGTGTTCGTCGGTGGCGCTGGGACGGCCGTGGGCGGCAGTGGTGTGCTGGTGGCGACTGGTGGTGCAGCAGTGGGCGGCAGTGGCGCGGGCGCGCTCGTGGGCACCACCGCAGGCGGCTTTGGCGTCTCGGTCGGCTCGGGCTCGGCCGTGGCCGTCGGTTCGGCAGCGCTGCTCGAGGTCGAGCCGCCGCCACTCGAGCGCGGTCGTGGCGTGGGCGTCCACGTCGGCAATGGCGGCGGTGCAGGCGCGACGGCGGCCGCCGCGACAGGCGCCGCGGGCACGACAGGCACAGGCGGCGCGGCAGCGACCGCAGGTGCGGTAGCAGGCTCGAGCGGCACCTCGGCCACGGGCTCGGCGGTCGGCTCGGGCTCGGGTTCGGATGGCGGCGCTGGCTCAGGCACAGGCGTCGGCGGCACGATGACCGCCTGCGGGCCGATCACAGGCGCCAGCGTCGGCGGCGGCGCCACATTGAAGATCGAGGCGGGCCGGGCGATCACCAGCGCCGACTCCTCGGGTGGCACGGTTGGCACCGTTGGCACCGCCGTCATGCCGACCTCGGGCGTCGGCAGCACAAACTCGGTCGGCCGGGGCTGGATGAGCGTCGGCGGCCCCTCGACGATGAGCGACTCGCGCTCGGTGATCTGCTCGACGACGTTGCCCGCGGCGTCGGCCACCGCTGTGACGGCCGTCGTGGTCGTCTCGCGCACCGCCTGGCCGATGGCCTGCCGCTCGTCGGTCGTCCACGCCAGCAGCAGCAGCATCACCAGCAGGCCCGCCAGCGCACCGCCGATGACATGGAACAGTGGCCCCGAGCGCAGGCTGTGGGCGAGGCCCGTCATGCGTTCACGCATCGCTCACCCCACAGCCTGCTCCGGGCCAACGTATCAGATGGCCGGGTTGGCGACCACCTAGACGTTCAGGTCGAGTTCGACGTCAGCCTCGAGCCGCGCCAGGGTGACCTCGAGTTGCGGGTTGCGCCCGGCCTCGATGGTCCAGCGGATCGCTCGCACGTGCGGCGTCAGGTCTTCGCCCTGCTCGTTTTCGATGCGCGTGCCCGCGCTCGTGCCATCGCTGATGATCTTGAGCCGCACCTAGCCAGGCTCACAGTGATGTGGCTTGCCCTCGACGTACTGCTCGCCGCACCTGCGGCACTTCAGAATGCGTGGCATCTCCTCACCGTCGCAGCAACCGTGCCTCCTGGCTCATGGCTCATGGGCAGCGCCGGGCCAGGCCCAGCCGCACCGCACAGGCAGGCCATTGACACCAGCCCGCGGCCCGTTGCGTCCGCTGCGCCACGGCGATCTGGGTCGCCCGGCTGGCGTGATTGGGCATCCCGACGCCGCCGTAGCTCTGCCAGGTGCTGAGCGTGAACTGCAGTCCGCCATAGAAGCCATTGCCAGTCGAGATCGCCCAGTTGCCGCTCGATTCGCAGTTGGCGAGAGTGTCCCAGATACCGGGTGGTGGCCCGGCTGGCGCGGCGGCTGCGGCAGGCTTGGGCGGCTCGAGCAGCCCTTCATGCTGGAGGTAGGCGCGTGGTGAAGCCTTGACCGTGTTCACCGCGCCTTGCAGGAGTGGCGGCTCGAGGCCCACCTCGTTGGCCAGTTCCTCGACGTCTGCTGCGATCAGGGTGCCTGGCGCGTCGAGTTCCCAGGGCTCGCCCGGGCTCAGCATCTCGGCGTGCGCTGCTGTGGCGAATGTGGTCATCAGCAGAGAAATGACCGCGACTCGTTTGAGCATCGAGCCACCGTATATACCCGACTCGGTGACAGGCAAACGCCCGGGCAGCGTTGCGGGCCAGCCCGGGCGTTGCAATGCCGTCACAAAACTGTCGGCAGCTTGGCGCCTCTGGCCCTGGTGCGACGGTGCCTGGGTGGCCCCGGGATTCCGCCCGGGCTGCGCACGGTGCCTGTAGCGCTAGCGGCCCGTTCGAATAACGGCGGGGGCAGTCTAGGCCTGGGTGGCCATGCGCCGCAAGACAGCCGACGCGGCCGCGTCCATGCTCGGTGCGATCAGCGGCTCGGGCAGGCTGCGCATGGTGACGTAGCCGTTGTAGCTCTGCGCCGACGTGTAGTAGTTCCAGATGTCGGCATCGTGCCAGCCGTCGTTGCGCGCCCCCGCGACGCGCTCGATGTCGGCCTGGCCGCGGGCGTCGAAGCCCGGCAGCCACTCGATCTGGATGCGGTTGCGGCGCGGATCGAAGACCCAGGCGACGCCCGCGGTGTACTCGCCGTCGTCGTTGCGGAAGCTCTCGACCATCGCCTGATAGAGCGGCACGGGCTACTCTCGCGGCGGCGGGCCGCCGTAGTAGACGACGTTCGGCGGCAGCGGCGACACGCCCAGGTAGACCATCTGCGACGCCAGGCTGGTCCGCCAGCGGTTGAGCGTCGCCTGCTGCTCGGGCAGCCAGGTGGTGTAGATCTCGAGGCTGGCCTCGCCGTCCTGGCCGATGACGTTGACCTCGCCGTCGTCGCCCTCGGTGATCGACGCAACATACGAGCCGTGCGGGTGATCGTCGAAGACGAACAGGAACCACAGCATGTCGGGCTCGAGCGACAGGATGCAGATCGGCACGGGTGGCAGCGTGCTGCCGTCCTGCAGCGTGACGGTGCCCACGCCGCCATCGCGGACGTAGCGCCGGGCGCGCTCGATGAGGTCGCGGCTGGTCGGCGGCCGTTCGCTCATGGGAAGCCGACCTGCACGATGTCCTCGATGGGCTTGCCGCGAATCTGGCTGATGCCGCGATCCTTGAAGTACTTGATGAACCGATTCCGCTCGGTGGCGTTCTTGGCCGACAGGCGCACGAGGTAGTCGAGCAGCGGGAAGCCGTTCTTGATGACCACCTCGTTGTTGCCTGCGACGTGCTGCTTGGTCCGCCAGTCGTCGAGGTCGGTGTAGCGCCCCTTCTTGGTGTTCGGATCGGACCGCCCGTAGGTGTCCGTTTTGTAGGCGAGCATATCAGTGCGTCGCATCAGGTCGATGTCGAACCAGAACGGCCCGCGGCTGCCCTCGCCGTGCGTCGTCCGCGCCAGGCGCGTGAAGAAGTAGCTGGCGCCGCCCGTGTACATGTCGGTGACGCTCGACATGCCCTGGCTCGGGTCGAAGAGCGCCTGGCGGACGCGCTCCTCGGTGTTGGCCATCGCGCCGTTGCCGTCGAGCAGCACCTTCAGGAAGTTCTCGGTGCCTGCGGTCGAGTCGTGGGTCAGGACGCGGTTGGGCAGCTTCTGCGCGAGATCCTGGGCGCTGATGTCGAGGCGCTCGAAGTAGGGCTTGCCTGCCTCGGGGACGATCTCGTGGCCGTTGGTGCCCACGATGCGGTAGCCGTTGTCGAACCTGGCCACCGGGTCGTAAGTCGGCAGCTTGGTGACGTCGGTGCCAAGCTGGTCGCTCAGGAACTTCTGGTGCTTACTGATCTGCTCGCTGACGGGCGTGGTGTCGTTGATGCTGGCCTGCAGCGAGGTGTACTTGCTCGAGGACTCGAGGCCCATGGCGTGGACCTGATTGGCCAGGTACAGCAGTTCGACATCCTGCGGCGAGGCGGGCGCGACCTCGAGGCCCAGTTCGTTCAGCTTCTGCAGCGCCGCCTCGATCTCGGTGTGCGTGCCCTGCCAGTTGTCGAGCGTCACCTCGAGGCGGCCCATGCGGCTGTACGGGTTGTTCTGCGCTCGAGCGCTCGACTCGTAGGGCGACAGCGACTTGCCGTAGTGCGGCATGTACTGCGCCGACATGCCACCGCCCAGGTCGTCGATGAACCACTCGTGCCGCCCCAGGATGCCGTGGAAGGATGAGTCGGTCCGCGTCACGCCGTCGGTGATCAGGTCGCCGTTGCTCAGCCGTCGCACCAGATAGCTGGGTGACTCGGAGCGCGCCTTGAACTTGCCTGTCGGTGGCGGCGGTGGCGGCGGTGGCGCAGCGGACGCCACAGGTGGCGGTGGCGGTGGTGCGACGTAGGGCCCGAAGGCGGCCGCGTGCAGTGCCGTGTTGCCGATCCACAGCGTCTGTAGCTCGGCCGCCAGGACATCGGGTGTCTTGGCCGCCAGTTCGACGACGCTGTGCCCCGTCATCTTCTCGAGCAGGTCGGCGTAGTAGCCCGACTTCTGCGCCGTCCAGCCCAGGTTGTTGGTCTTGAGGTTGTTGGCCAGGATGATTAGCTCGGCCACCTTCGAGCCCGTCACCTGCTGGTCGCCCGTGGGCTTGGTGTGCGAGCCGACGTGCTTCAGCACCGTCAGGACGTTGGTCCACTCCGGGTCCGCGGGTGGCGCCGTGGAGGTGGGCGAGGGTGGCGGCGCGGCGTTGTTGGCAGGCAGGCCCTCGAGGTGCTGCTTCAGCTTGGCCTCGGCACCTGCGCGGACCTTGGCCGAGATGACCAGCTTGGTGCCGTCGCCCGTGACGGGCATCTGGAAGACGTGGACGGTGCCGTTTTCGATGTCGCGGCCGCCAACCAGCACGGCCTTGCCGTGTGTGCCAGCGCGCTGGACGTTGGTCGCCAGCACAGGCGTGATGGGCGTGACCTGATTGGTCGAGACGGCGCTCGAGGTGGCGGCGACCACAGGCGGCGCGGGCACCGCGGGTGCCGCCTGCCTGAGCGAGGGCCCGCTCGAGCGGCCCGCTTGCTGGTCGGCCTGGTCGTACAGCTTGTCGAAGTCGGCGCGGATCGAGTGCTTGCGCTTGAGCAGCTTGTCGTAGATGGCCGCTTCGTTCGGCGCCAGGCCCTGCTGCACGGCGTGGTCGACGTAGGGCTTGATGGCGTCCTTGAAGACCTGATCGTCGAGCGCCTCGATCTTCTGCAGGATCGGCTCGATGGCACTCCGCTGCAGCGCGAACTTGTTGCCGATGTAGCCCTCGAAGAGCGGCTGGTAGACCAGTTGGTTGGGGTTCGGCTTGTAGGTCCAGTGCAGCTTCTCGCCGGGTGTCAGCAGGAACTTGAAGGCCTGGCCCTTGTCGACCGCCAGGATCTCGTCGTTGGCGCCGATCAGCATCGCGCCCTCGTTGGAGTCGTGCTGGCTGATCAGCCAGTCAACGACCTGATGCTGCTGTAGCTGGGCGCGCTGGGCGTCGGTCAGGCTCTTGACCGCGTGCAGCGCGACCTCGCCCTTGATGCCCGGGTGGAACTTCTGGAAGCTGCCGACCTGGCCGTTGTGGGTGATGACGTGCGTCTCGGGTGTGGCGATCCCGAGCAGCGCCTGGACGTTGTAGCCCGCCTGCTCGGCTCGCGCCGCGTTCGGATCGGGCTTGAACATCCACGTCGAGTTGTCGGTGGCGTCCTTGTAGATCGCCTTGGTGTGGCCGCCGCCGACCACCTGATGCGTCGCCTGCATGGTCGACGGCGACGTCGCGGGCTTGCCTTGCGTGGCCGTCAGGCCAGGTGGCAGCGTCGGCGTCGCGGCAGGCGCCGGGGCGGCCACTGGCGGCGGCGTGGTGACCACAGGCACCGCGGGTGTGGCAGGTGCGCTGACGCCTGGCTGCGGCACCAGCGTGACCTTGCTGGGCGACTTCTGAAACTGTGCTGGTACACCTGGCAGGCCGGGCGTGACAGGCTTCAGCATGACCACGTTCTTGCCCGCGTTGAAGCTCTTGACCATCGCCGTCACGGGCGTGCCCTGGTACTCGGTGGTGACGATGGCGCCCTTGGTCGTCTTGGTCATGACCGGGCCCGCAGCCGCCGCGGGCGGCGCTGGCACAGGCGCGGTTGGCGCGATGGGTGTCCCGGGCGCGACCAGCGTCGTCTTGAAGTAGACGACGTCCTGGCCCGCTTGCGGCCCCGCCAGCATGTGCAGGTTGACCATGTCGGCCGCATTGGTCGGCATCGTCGCCTCGAGCAGCAGCGCCTCGTAGCCGTGGTTGACGCTGCCGGGCGCGTTGATGATGACCGTCGCGCCCTGCGTCATGGCATCCAGCGCGACCTGCTGCGGCGATGGCGGTGGTGGTGGCGTGGGTGAGGCCAGGTCGGCCTTCAGGAAGGTCTTGCTCGAGCCGCCGATCTCGACCACGAGGAAGCCGCTGGTGGTCTGCGCCACGCTCGGGTTCATCAGCTTGCCCGTCTGGCCGTGGTAGATGCTGCCCGGCGAGTTGATGACGATGGCATCGCCCGCCACCAGATGGTCGATGGGGTGCAGCGCGGCCGCGGGCGGCGTCTGCGTCTGCACAGGCGGCGGCGGTGCGGGCGGCGCGGCGGCCGCGGGCGCGGGCGTGACCAGCGCCTGGACTTTGCCAGGGCTCTTGGTGAACGTCTTGGCTGTCAAACCAGGCACAGGCCCATCTGGTTTGATCACCAGCACCTTTTTGCCCGCGTTGTAGGACTGGACGGTGCCCGTGACCGTGGCGCCCTTGTAGTCGGTGGTGACCTTGGTGCCCTTCTGTGTCACATCGACGCTGCCGACAGGCGCGGCAGTGGCGGCCTGGACCACAGGTGGTGGTGCGGGGCGCGGCACGGCCAGGTTCTGCAGGTAGTAGCTCAGGTAGCCGCCCGTGGCCGTCGTCAGGTCGATGAAGTCGGTCGCCTTGTAGCCGTACAGGTCGTGCATCAGCGTCACGGGCTGGCCGTGGTAGGGATCGCCCGGTGAGTTGACGATGACCGTGTCGCCCGCCTGCATGTCCTCGAGCTTCTTGGGCAGCGGTGCGGCCTTGAGGCCCAGTTGCGAGTCCGGGTGGACCAGAAGCTCGTCGGGGTAGAAGTCCTCGAGCCCGCCGCTGGCGTCCTTGACCTCGAGCAGGTCGCTGGCCGGGTCGTAGGGCTGGGTGACGGTCATCTCCTGGCCCGCGGCGTGGCCGCTCTTGACGATGACCTTGTCGCCTGCCTGGAGGGTCTTGACGTCCTTTGACTCGAACTGCTGGCCGATGGTCGCGCCGCTGGGCGGCAGCGCCTTCAGTTCGCTGACCTCGAGGGTGTTCGTGGTGCCGTTGGCGTACTTGACGGTGACGAGATCGTGCGGCTGCAGGCCGACCAGCGAGTCGACCAGTTCGACCACCGTGCCGCCGTCTTGGATGCCGATGCCCGGCTTGATCATCACCAGATCGCCCGCCGTGTGCGCGTGCAGATCCTTGACTGGCCCGCCTGTCGCGGACGCGGGCGGCGGCGCCAGGTGACCCGGGCTCGAGGTCGCCGTCATCTGCCAGGTCGTCGTCAGTTGGTTCAGCTTGAGCGTCGTCATGGCGCCGCTGGCATCGGTGACGGGGATGGTGCTCGTGCCGTACATGCCCAGCGCGCCCATCTCGAGGTAGACCTCTTTGCCATGCCAGTTCGAGGTCGGGTCGTTGACGATGGCCTTGTCGCCCTTGGCTAGCTGGTGCAGCGGCGTCTCGGCGTGGATCAGCATGCCCGGCACCGGGTCGAGGTCCGCCACGGGCAGCGTGATCGGATTGATGCCCGCGTCGAAGTCGGCCTTGGACTTGTAGACGATGAGCCCGCCACTCAGCGACCAGTGCGGCACCTCGCCCAGGTAGACCGTGTCGCCCGTGTGTGTGTCGACCGCCTGGTCGCCCACGATCAGATCCTGCAGCGTCGCCTCGGGGCGAGCCAGCGCCTGCAGGTCGATTAATGGCAGCGTCGGGTCGTAGGCCTTCTGCTTGGGCAGGTAGATCACGCCCTGGTGCGTGGCGTCTTCCCACAGCGGGATGTCGCCCTGCGCCGAGATCAGGTCGACGTCCTCGGCCAGTTCGAAGGACTGGCCGTGCAGTGCCCCGCCAGGGTCGTGGATGGTAACGAAGTGGCCCGTGTAGAGGTGGTTGATGTTGCCGAGTTGCGGCACCTGCTGCGCGGGCGCGGCGACCGTCTGCGTCTGCGTCGGCGCGGCTGGCGCGCCCTGCGGCAGCGTCTTGGTCAGCAGGTCGGGCTTGCTCATGACCACCGTCGTGGTCGGCAGCTTGATCACCCAGAAGCTCGGCGTCTCGAGGTCGAGGACGCCCTGCGCGCCGTGGTGTGGGTTGAAGATGTCGTTGATCGTGACGGCGTCGCCCACCTTGGGTTGCCACGCTGGTGTCGCGGCCTGGACAGGCGCGGGCGCCGCGGGTGGCGTCGTCGGCGCGTGCAGGCTGCCCGGCGGTGGCGTCGGCACCACCCAGGCCGGGTCGATGCCGTAGGCCCAGGTGCCGTCGGTGTACTGCATGGCGCCCGATGCGGCGTCGAGCGAGGCCACGGGCTTGCCGTGGTTGGGCGCGCCAGGTGCATCGAAGTAGCCGATGGTCGGCAGCGCCCCGGGCGCACTCGGCGTTGGCGGCGCCGTCACGGGCTCGATGACGGTGATATTCGCCTTGAGCAGCATGTCGCCGCCGCCCTGGTCGAACTTGATGTGGACGCCCACGCCGCCGACGAAGTCGACCGTGCCGGCCTGGCCGAACTTCGGGCCCTGCGCGGTGACCAGCACCTTGCCGCCCATCACGGGCTCGGCGGGTGAGGTCTGGTAGCCCGCTGGCAGGCCGTGCGGCGGCACGGGTGGCGGCACGGCGATGACCGCCGCGGGCGCCTCGAGCTTCCACACGCTGGTCGGCTCGAGCGTGAAGTCGAAGGCCTGGTTGTTGATCGTTACCTCGACCGTGACCAGATCGTTCGAGTCGATGTGCGTGATCGTGCCAAGCTGGGTGTGCAGCAGCGCCTGCTCGGGCATGTTCAGCTTGACCTGCTGGCCAACGGTCGGCGTGATCGTCGGCGCAGGCGTTGCCTGGAGGTTCTGGTGGACCACCCAGTTGCTCGTGCCGTCCTCCCAGAAGACCTGCAGCGTGCCGTTGGCGGCCTTGGTGGCCTGGACGATGCCGACCTTGCCCAGGTGCTGCCCCGCGGTCGCGTAGACCACGTGGCCGACGTCCAGGCCGCCGAACGGCGAGACCAGCGGGTTCGGCGCCACGGGCGTGAGCGGAATGGCAGGCGTCGGCGGCCCGCCGTAGGCCTTGACCTTGCTCGGGGCGCGCCAGACCTTGATCGACGCCAGGCCCTGGCCCGGGTCGATGAGGAGCGTCAGCACGCCCTTGGTGGCGTGCTCGCCCACGACGGTGGCGATGACCTCGGTGCCTTTGACGTCGATCAGCACCTTGTCGCCCTTGGCGTGGCCGCCCAGGAGTGGCCCGCCGCTGGCGCCTGCGACCGACGCGATCTCGACGTCGAGCAGCGGCTTGATCTGCGCGTAGTAGGCCTCGAGTTCCGGGTGGCTCGAGGGCTTGGCCAGCCACTCGTCGAGGTCGTCGAGCACCTCGTCGGCGTCCTTGTGCACGGGCACGGCGGTGCAGAAGCAGTGCGGGTGCGGCTTGAGCGGCTCGGTGCCCTTCGGGAAGAAGCCCTGCGCGGCGTAGGTGTCGCAGATGTCGGTCTCGTGGCCCAGCGCAGAGGCGATGTGCCAGCGGATGCCCAGGTAGCTCGGCATGCTCGAGTGGCTCGAGATGGTGCCCTCGTGGAAGCTGTTCTGCATCTCGGTCCGCGCCACGCGCATGGCGGGCATCGAGGTGTCCTTGGGCACCTTCAGCCGCTTGGCCGTCGCGGCCTTGTAGGGCACGTTCACGCCGGGCTGCAGGTACTGCTCGATCTGCCTGGCCACCTGCACGGGCGGCTGGCCCGCGATGACTGCCGTCTGGACCACCTGCTGGGTCGCCTGGCGCCACTGCGCGTTGGTCTTCCAGATGCGGTCGCTGAGCTTCAGGCCATCCTTGCCCGTGCGCGTGATGTAGCTCGCGGCGGCGCGCTGGTTGACGTCGCGGACGTGCGCGTCGACGGCCTCGGGGCCGAACACGCTGCCGTAGGCGTCGCTGGTCTTGGTCTTCAGCACGCTGTCGGCGGCATCGTGGAAGCTGGCCTGGATGCCCGCGTGCATGGCATCCAGCACGCGCTGGTCGAGCGTGTTGCCGTAGTCCTGCACGACCTGCTGTAGCTGGCTCAGGTTCCAGGCCGTCGAGGGTGCCGTCGGCGGCGCGGCCGCGACCCGCGAGCCGAGTGAGGTGGCGGCCTGCTGGTAGGCGCCTTTGACTTGCGCCTGCGTCAGGCCCGACTGCTTGGCCCACGCCTCGCGAGCGTCGACCAGGCTCTGGCGGTAGATCTGGCTATTGCTCGGTTGCGGGGTTGGTGGCATCCGGGACAGCCAGGTAGGTGACCACGTCGGCCTGCGGCTGCTCGCCGCGCCAGCGCTCCTGGGCGGTCGTGTTGGCCTTGGCGGTCCGCTCGTTGAGCGGCAGGCCCGCCCACGGCGGGTCGGGCAGCGCGGCCTCGATGACGCTCGCCAGGTGGTCGACGGCGAACTCCATCTGGCGCCTGTAGGTCGACTGGAAGATGGCCAGCGCCTGGTCGCCCAGCAGGCCCTTCAGGTCGTACTCGACCATCTGTGTCGCCTGCTCGAGCATGACGTGCAGTAGCTCGTGCGCCATGTGGTTCTTGGCGTCGGCAATGTCCTGCGTGAAGATCTCGTTTTCGAAGCGGAAGCTGGCGAACACGCGGCCCTCCGTCGCCGTGACGTTGGCGTGCGCATCGCCTCTGGGCGGCTCGTGCCACAGGCGGACCGTCCAGTTGTTCAGCAGCAGCGTGTTGGCACACCGTCGCAGCCAGGTTGCGAGCCAGCGCCGCTGTGAGCCCGTGTAGTAGCTCTCGGTGTCGTTCAGCGGCCCATCGACGGGCTGGTTGTCGAGGTACTCGCGCAGGCCGCGCTGCCCCGGGCGCACCTCATCGAAGGTCGCGATCACGCCTGGCAGTGTATGCTGACCCCAGCGCCGCCCGGCAGCCTACGGGGACTCTTGCTGCTGGACCCGTAGCGTGTCATGGCAAACACGCACATCGGTTGCCCCAGGGCAGCGTCGTCCCAAGCCGTCAGGGTGGACGCGACACCCGGCGGCCTGGGATGCCAGCTAACGCCGTGGCGTTAGCGCTTGGGCTGGTTCTCGCCGTTCTTCTCGCGCTGCTCGCGCTCGCGCTGTTGCTGTTCGCGCTGCTCGCGGGCCTGGCGCTGTTCGGGCGTCTCGTTGGGATCTGGCTGGGGCGGATTCGGGTTCGGATTCGGTGCGGTCATGACAGCCCTCCTCAGAGCAATCTGGCCACGGCGAGCGCGCCGAACATGGCGCACAGCTTGGGGTCCATCTGGTTGGTCAACCACAGGATGACCGCCGCGACCAGCACGATCAGTGCAATCAGCATGCCGATGGTGCCGCCGTAAGGCGCCACCCAGAGCCGTCGTTGTTCCACGTACACCCACCTTCCGGGCACGAGCGGTCAGGCAGCCGCCTCTGACGGCAGGCTCTCAGCGTCGTCGGTGATGTCCGTGCCGTTGAAGGGCAGCCCGCCTGCCTGGACGCGCTCGAGCCAGGCCATGCTCGAGAGCACACGCCGCCGCTCGTCTTCGGTGCCCTCAGACAGCCACGGCAAGATGGTCGGCACGAAGTCCTTGAGGAACTCGTTGGCCGCCTCCAGGGAAACCAGCCCCGACGACGTCCCGACCTGAAAGGCCTGGAACAGACTCAGCAGGGTCTGTGCCACCTGCGCCTCGTCCTTGGCGGCGATCTCGGGCCAGGCGGGCTCGACCTCGTAGGTCAGCAGCGCGGGCATGTCGAAGCCGGGCGCCTTGCTGGCCATCGCCAGGAACATCTCGTGCGTCTCGACGTAGGGGTCGGTGACCAGCATCCGCTTGCGCTCGATGGTCTTCACAAACGGGCCCATCTGCGTGTCGACCGATGCGCGGCTCGAGGCGACGGCCGTGCCCAGGACGAACTCGGGGATCTGCGCGTTCTGGATGATGCAGTAGAAGAGGTACTCGAGCAGCGTGCCCACGCCCGCGGTGCCGGGCTCGGCGGTGATGTAGTTGGCGTCCTCGCCCTCGGTCAGCAGGAAGATCTCGTGGCCCTGGAAGTCCACTGGCTGGCCTGGCTTCCAGCCCGGGAAGTTGTCGGCCAGGAAACGATTGACGTCCTTCAGCGTGAACTTGACCTTGGGCTTGGCGAACAGGCGGATGCCCTGGTTGCCGACCATCATCGTGTCGTGATAGGCCCGTAGCAGCGGCTCGAGCGGCTCGAGGTCGCTGACGCCGTAGAGTTGGTTCTCCTCGGGCTCGTTGCGGTAGTGAACCACCGGGATGAAGCCCCACGGATTCGGCTCGGGCAGGCCGGGGTAGCGCAGGCGGATGTCCGCGGGCGCTCGCTCGTCGGCGCTGACCGTGATCGTCTCGGGCGTGATCGTCTCGACGATCAGGTAGCTCGGCTGCGCCTGGCTGTCGGGCCTGTTGGTCGGGTAGACCGGGTGGGTGATGACCAGCGCCTCCCACTCGCCTGTCACCGGGTCGAGCAGCGGCGTGCACCACTCGGGGTGCTCGAGGCGGATGTCGAAGCGGCGTTGCTTGCTGAAGCGGTCGGGCACGTAGTCCAGGCGCAGGAAGACGTCGCCGTCGCGCAGCATGTTGCGATTGGTCGTCAGGAAGGTGCTGACGAACTTGCTGTCGAAGTCGTTCAGCGCCTGGTTGGCCTCGGGCACGTCGGCCTTGGATTTCATGTGCGGCACGCCCATGTAGCCCGCGGTGAAATTGATGATCGGCCGGGCGAAGTGCGCGCCCAGCTTGTACTGCGGGATCTGGTTGCGATAGAGCTTGCGGGCGCGAGCGTAGTCGACGCGGCTGGTGTCGAAGGCGCCACCACCTGACGGCCACCAGCCCGTGCCCGTGATCGCCGCGCCATCGTGGCGCAGTGGCGCGTAGGGGTCGGTCTCGCCGTAGGCCAAGCGGTTCATGGCCCGCGTGAGCGCAGTCCTGATCGGATTCGGCATCGTGGCTGGGCCTCCCGTCGGCGCTAGTTTAGGCGAAGCTCCCCGACACCACCGCGTCGATAGCCTCGCGGCTGCCCGGCGAGACCGTGGCGCGCAAGGGCCAGGCGGCCAGCGCGAGGCCCATGACCGTGTCGTCGTGGCCATCGTTCGGATGGTCGATCCGTGTCGTCTGGCCGCTGCGGGTGCGCACCCGGCGCAGCGCCCGTAGCTCGTCGCGCAGCCTGGTGAAGCCCGCGGGTAGCTCGAACTTGCGGTTCTGCAGCAGCACCTGCAGGTTGCTCAGGATGGCGTTGCGGCTGGTCTGGCTGAAGACGAACGCCTCGGCGCCCACCACCTGCTCGGCCACGGCCTTCTCGGTCGTCGCGTCGATCAGCACGCGGGCGTTGTTGAAGTCGCGCCGCAGCAGGTTGACGTCGTCGACCACGCCACCTGGGCCCGTGTAGGGCTTGCCGCGATAGTGCAGCCAGCGCACCAGGCGGATCGGCCAGCGCGTGACGTCGAGCAGGATGATCGCGGTGTAGTCGCGGACCTGCGCCAGGTCGACGCCCATGACGTAGCGGTGACCGATCTCGGGCCCGACGGCCTGCGGGTAGTCCTCGTCGAACAGATCGGCCAGCAGGCCCCAGGAGAAGACCAACTCGTCGTCGTCGATGAACTGCGCCAGGTACTCGACCAGCCAGACGTACTCGGGCACCTCGAGCTTGATGCGCTCGATCTCGTCTCGCGGCACGGCCAGGTTGTCGTAGACCGTCGCGTGGATGGTGCGGTAGTAGCGCGAGGGGTCGGTGTAGATGCGGCCGCTGCCATCGAGCAGGACGCGCTGCTCGCCGTTGGCCAGGTTGTGCAGCACCTGAAAGTAGTTCTGCCCGTTGGGCGTGCTCTCGAGGCGGATGACGCCACCCCGGTCGAGCACCATCGCCCGGACGACCTCCTGATAGACCTTGTCCTTGATGAAGCCCGCCTCGGTGACGCACACGCCGTTGGCGCCCTTGCCGCGCAGGTACACGCCATCGCGAGCCGTCGAGCGGGCGTGGATCTCGGAGCCCGTGACCAGTTTGACGTTCGGGAAGGGTGAGCGCTTGATCGGCCCCTCGAGCAGCGCCTCCATCATGCCGTTCGGGTGCTGCGCCGCCTGCTCGATCTCGTTGAAGTACAGGCTGGCCTGGTCGAGTGATGGGCCCGTGACGTACCACGTCTGTTTGGCCGCCGTGGCACAGGCATGGACGGCGTCGACGGTCGTCGTCAGCGTCTTGCCCGAGCGCCGCCCGGCGACCTTGGTGCTGATCGTGCCGCCCATGTTGACCGCGTCGACCTGCCACGGGCTGTCGCGCAAGTCCTTGCCGAAGAAGACGCGGCTGAACTCGCACTTGTCGTGCTTGCAGCGCCTGACCACCTGCGCCAGGCGCTCGAGTTGCTCGTGCTTGAGCAGGACGCTCATCGCGGCCACAGCGCGAGCAGGGCCAGCCAGATGGCCAGCAGCCCGAGCAGCCAGACGGCCTGGTCGCTGGTGCTCATCGCGTCGACAGCAGGCCGCCCAGCGTCAGGATCATGACCAGCAGGCCGATGGCCGCGAGCAGCACCATCCAGCGCATCAGACCTCCGGGTCGACCCACTCATCGTCTTGCAGGTCGCTCATACCATTGGTAAGGCCCGCGTCGGCCTCGGCCTCGAGGCGCTCGAGGGCCAGCGTCAGCCAGTGCGGATAGCGGCACGTGCGAGCGCCCGATTCCCATCTCGAGATCGTGGCGCCCGAGACGCCCAGGTGACGGCCTAGCTCGGCCTGCGACCAGCCGTGCTTGAAGCGAACGCGGATCAGACCCGGCATGTACCAATGGTAAGGGCCTCAGCGGTGCAGGAAGATGTACGACGTCGTGCCCAGGACCAGCCCCATGAAGAACAGGAACAGCACGATCAGGATGACGTCGTCGCGACTCAACCGCCGTGCAGCCGCCGCACGAGGGCCTGCACGCCGCAGATCGCGCCCAGCCACAGCAGCAGGCTCGCCACGAGACTGGCGATAAACCAGCGCAGCTTGATGTGGAAGGCGACCTCCTCCTCGTCGTCGGGCGTCATGTGGCCGTCCTCGCGGTGCGCCGCCGCGCCCGCGGTCGCTGCAGAGCCTGGATCGTGAGGCGAACGAGGGCGACATCTCGAGGATCGGCCGCCTGGCCAAAGGGCGAGTCGGTCGGCACGTGCGGCGCCTGGAAGGTATCAGGTAGCAGCGTCCACTGGTCGCTCGGCTCGACGCCCTGCAGCGTGAAGTCCTTGCCGCAGGTGTCGCACTCGAGCGCGTCAGCACCTGTCAGCGGGCGGCCGTCGAGGTGCTCGCAGCGCGCAGCGGTGACCACGTCGGTCGGCTTGGGCAGGTCGCCCAGGACGACGAAGGCAGGCCCGCGGCACAGCTTGCACGTCACCGCCCAGCGCTGCGCCATCTCAGGCGGGCTCGGCCTCGGTGATCGGTGGCCCGGGCTGCGGCACGCGAGCTTGCTCGGTCGCCACCAGGCTGGTGCCGTTGCCGCGCTCGAGCTTGAGCAGCTTGCCGCAGCCGAGATCG